ATGCCAGAAGCCTACCCGGATTGGCTCATGAGCCCGTCAGGTAGTGGGCCAGATACAAAAAAGCCCCGGCGAGTGCCGGGGCTTGCAATGGTGGAAAAATTATTACCACTGTAGTTCTTCTTTCGATGCTTTATGGTTTTGGTTGTACATCATATTGATAGTCGTGTAATCGCACATATTCAAAGAACCATTACAGTAAGTGTTGATTACGCTTTCCATAATCTTTTTATCTTTTGCCTGCGATGCTTCTTTAAACGCCTTAAGATTTTCCTGCTCCATCATGCGGAGGGTAGTTTCCTGGCACATATTCAGCTGTCCATCACAATACACTGCTTTTACACGGTCTTTGATGTACTGGAAACTTCCTGTTTCTGAGCGTCAGAACCATCAAATTCCAGCGGGTTAATGAATTTTGCAAATGATAATGTTGGGACCAGACAGAGCGAGATTAAAATAAGCTTACGCATAAACATCCTTTGTTGAAGAAAATGATGGGCCTATGTTACTCCAGCTCTTATCAAGTTCAAATATCTTCAGAAGCAAAAAAACCGCTCAATGGCGGCTATTTAAACTTTTGGCAACATACCAAATTAGCCTAAAACATCAGCTATTTTGTTCGGTTTAGCATTAGTCGCGGCTCATCTGCCACGTCTAGAGTATGCCATGCCTCACAAAATACAGAGTTCCCCTTCCCGTCTTTATTGTTTAAGCCATAGATAAGAGACATCATCATATTGGTCTTCACACACGGCGCGAGCTCAAATGGGAGCGCTTTGTCTCTGGACTAAACAAGCCATTTTCTAAACTTCATTTAAGTATCAAATCAGGCATGTCACTTTCCTGGAGATAACATTCCAGGTATGTTAGAAACATCAAAGTTACTGTTTTAAAAAATAACCAAGAACAATAATGAACAAAAGTACCGTACGCTTTGTACCCTGGATAGGGTCCAATTATGAGGAAGGTTTTCGTGGCTTACGCATACTTTTAGTATGCGAGTCTCACTATGGCGCTAAGCAGCATGAACGTCCCACTGTTACTCCCGAGATCATTAAGGCTCTTGCTTTGGGCGAGAGACACCCAAGGGCAACTGGTAAGCTTCGACGTCATAAGCATTTCACAAAAATAATGTGTGCACTTCAGAATGTCAGACAACAGTTCACCCGAACGCAAAAAAGGGAATTTTGGAATAGCATCGCTTACTACAACTTCTTGCAAGAGTTCATAGGAGACCGTCGTATTAAACCATCGCAAAGCGCCTGGGAACGCAGTGAAAGCGCATTTACTGACGTCGTATCAGTGTTAGCACCGGATGTGATTATTTGTTTTAGCAAACGTAACGGCAAGCGTATTAGATCACTTGCAGGTCATTTACCGATAGCTGTTGTAAATCATCCATCTTCGCGGTTTAGATATTCTGAGGTCAACCCAATTATCGCTGCGCATATTGAGTTAGCCTTAACCCTAAAAGCACGAGCTCCAAAATTCACTGGCAATGATATTTATTATCGTTGGTACGAGGCCACTGCAGGTTCCTTGCCCACACCTGGTTCACACCTTTCAGATTTGGACAAAAGCGTGCTCCTTGCGGAACGAAGGGAGTCAATGGCAGCCCTGGACGAATTGATCCTACAAGGCATGGGCTATCGGTAACGCCTGGTATCCATTCAAATTTTGAGTTTTACACATTTAAGTACTCTGATATCAATTATTGCTTATACATCTGTCAGTTAGCCCGTACTATCGGCACTTCTGACCACCTCACAATATAGCGTGACGAGAGCACTTCACGCTTCATCATGCTGCTGCATGCCCCGCCCGGCAAAATACTGCGTGCCCCTTCCCGGTTTGTTGAGCTTGTCCACCATCGTCATCAGCGCGTTACTGTTATACCGGAGCCTGATATCAGCAAGAATGTTCAGTCGTGCAAAATATTAGCTCAAGGCAACCAAGCAGCATTTGAATGCCTGCTGTGTGCCAGAAGCGGACGTATTAAATGTGACGCGGCTTTGACCAACGGGAAGCTGGCCACGCAACTCGCTCACTCAATGAGTGAAAGGTACTTTTAGATCCTAAAAGCCCTTGATCCCCAAAATACTAAACACTCCAATTGCCAAACCCAATATGCCGCCACCGACCAGGCACATTCTGAACAATCTACGTGCATTAGAAAGATTAAATTCGACAGGCAAACCGTAGTAGAAATATGCAAAAATCTCCGAGCCAATATAACAAAGCACCCCAATTAGCATCATACTGAAGACGCAAATTACAGTAACCAAAAATATAAATAATATCGCCCTCACCTCTTGTTACTCCTTTAATTTGTTTTTTTAATTTTTATTGATTGTGTATCTAACTCTGTAGGCCCGGCAAGCATCAACAGCACACTAGCCATTTTACACCATAGATGGACATTTTTAACCATCAGGCTGTTGTAAATGCCCACTGCTCGTTCAAAGCGGACATTTAAAAGTTGCTTGAGGTTATTAATAGGGAGTCAGTAAAAGCTTAATCACGACTTCGTCATCGCCAGAAAGGGCAGTTGAAAATGTGCCCGTAATGGCAGAATAATATATCAATGTTCATGACGAATTTAATGGAAAGAGGGTGAAGGGAGTGATGGCGAATGAAATGGTAATGAAAATTTTTATGCTGGCATTTGTGGTCAGTCTGGCAACGGGTTGCGTGCCATTAAAACCTTCTGGATGCCATAAACCTACTGCAAGGGCTAGTTGCGGTTCTGGCAACTGGGATGATCAGGATGAATGGGGCGCGCAAGCGCGGGCTATCAGAGCAGCGATAAATGCAAAAATTGCTGAGCCACAAAACTGGGAAGGGAAGAAATGCAGGTTGCATATAGAATTTGCGCAGAATGGCACAGCTTTAAAAATATCAACTAGCGTCGGTAATAAAGCCTATTGCGAAGCGGTAAAATCAGCAGCCCAGAAAGCCACATTTCCAGCCTTCACGAATCAGGAGGGATACCGCGATTTTGAAAAATCTCGCTTTGATTTGCGCGGTTAGTCATACCATAGACATGGCTTTACGCTCGTAGCGAACCTTCAGATCGGTCAGTTTGTCCGCTCAGTGCCAGGAGCGGACGTTCTTGAGCGACTGGGAGTCCTCGGCGAGGAATTGCGAAATGAGCGTTGAAGTTATAAGTGGCACTTTCTCTACCCTGCCTGTAGTACGTTATTATCACCGTTAAGGAAGAACTGAGATTAGTGCCATGCGCCCAGCCGTCGCTATGAATCCGATTAATGTAGCCGTTCTATCTCTTTGTCCCAATACCGAATTTCGCTCTGTAATAGCTGGTATCTGGACTTAAGCTCGCTGGATTCTCCATTCACATCGACTTTTTGGTAAAAACGTTGTTTAACGTCCGAATCAAGGGCATCCCACATCATCAAAAATGAAGCTTCCTGCGCCTGTTTTTTACGTCGCTCAGCAAAGTTACGTTCTGATCGCTTTGTCGCATCCACGTATTCGAACGCTAAAATGAGTAGCACCAAAAACGTCGTCACTACGATGGTGAGGGGGGCGTTCAGCTTGAAATAGTAGATAGCAACTGCATCAAGGATAATCACTATCGCCGTGTATATAAATGATATGAGTAATGCCTTAGATAATCTTCCCATGATCGGGTGCTCAACCTTCTAAGTGAGTCTGTAATGGACAGGAGAGTATACACCTACGCCTTTTTTAATTCTGAACATCCTCGCGCTTTAACGCATCTTCGCCGGTAGACATTTTGAGGTTCCAGATATTGTTTTTGGGCATATCGAGGCGGCAGCGAAGGGACAGCATTGCAACGCTTCTTTGCGTGGCTATGTTATGCTTCAAACCAATGAGTAAGGAGGCTGACCATGCGAATAAATACCAAATACAGACTTGGAATTCTGCTCTACCTTATGGCAGCACATGCTGTTGCCCTACCACTGATGTCCCTGATTTTAGATCTGTTGATTGGGGGTAGCCTTATTGATATATGGAAAGGTTCATATTCCTTCTCTGAGCTGCTTAAGCATCGCGAGGGGCTTTATCTCATGATGGCAGGACTAGGTACTGCCACAGGATTTGTCTACTGGTTCTTTTTTTACAGAAAATACCAGCATTACGACCCCATGGATAAATACTTTAAGTAGTTACTGGCATTGCCTGGTCACAACTTCGATTCGCTCTTTAAGAGTGAAATAATTCCTTTCAGCGGCCAGTATAAGTGCATCATCCATACCATCATCGCCTCGGCATCTATAAAGGACTGGATAGCACCCGCTTCATCGTGCTGAGGAGGCACGGCGCGCTTGAACATCAGAAAAATTCACGTTGTCTTTATGCCCTGGATTCGTAATGGAGAGTAAAAGGCCCCCTATTCTCTGTCCAGCGTGGGAAGCCGATTCAACGCGGCAGCAAAACGTGCTGGCATTCGCCGCCGTAATCCGTACCATACACGCCATACTTATGCTGGCCTCCTGCCAACGTGTTTAATAGTGTTGCCCCCTGGCGCTCCGGAATATCAGACAATGCATCAGACCCAAGACGTTAACAAAAAAGAACAGTACAACCTGAACAAGCAGCGCTAATCATTCCAAATCATTGGAAAAGTTAATATTTTAATTATATTCAAACACTTAACAACAGTAGTTATCTACAATAAGCACCGATAAGATACATTCTGACTGCCCCATGTCATGCCCCATGAGGCGTTTTGCCCCAAGTTTTGCCCCATCACATCACCGGGAAGTCATCGGCTCGTCTTCCGCAGTTAGTTAAAGATTGATCCTACCCGCGAATAGTGGACACGCGACTAAGTGAGTAAACTCTCAACCAGAGGTGACTCATGATAAAACCAGTATCAACCAGCAAAAAGCCTCGTAAGCAACATACGTCTGAATTTCGCAACGAAGCCCTGAAGCTTGCTGAGCGTATCGGTGTGGCCGCCGCTGCCCGTGAACTCAGTCTGTATGAATCGCAGCTTTATGCCTGGCGCAGCAAGCTGAAGAATACACATTCCTCTTCCGAACGTGAGCAGGAAATGGCAGTTGAAATTGCCCGCCTTAAGCGGCAACTGGCGGAGCAGGCAGAGGAGCTGGCCATTATCCAAAAGGCCGCGACATACTTCGCGAAGCGCCTGAAATGAAGTATGTCTTCATCGAAAATCATCAGGCTGAGTTCAGTATCAAAGCGATGTGTCGTGTGCTTCGGGTTGCCCGCAGCGGCTGGTATGCCTGGCGTCTGCGCCACCATCAGCAAGGCCCGCGTCAGCAGTTCCGCCTCATATGTGATGCGGCGGTCCGTAAGGCTTTCACAGAAGCAAAACAGCGTCATGGTGCCCCGCGTCTGGCTGACGAACTGCCGGAGTACAACATAAAAACCATCGCCGCCAGCCTGCGTCGTCAGGGGCTAAAGGCGAAAGCCGCACGGAAGTTCAGGCCGGTCAGCTACCGTGAGCATGGTCTGCCGGTATCAGAGAACCTTCTGAAGCAGGATTTTTACGCTGATGGCCCGAATCAGAAGTGGGCAGGCGACATCACCTGTCTGCGCACGGATGAGGGCTGGCTGTACCTGGCGGTGGTGATTGACCTGTGGTCGCGGGCGGTCATCGGCTGGTCGATGTCGCGACGAATGACGGCACAACTGGCGTGTGATGCGTTACAGATGGCACTCTGGCGACGTAAACGACCGGAAAATGTGATTGTTCACAGCGACCGCGGCGGACAATACTGCTCAGCGGATTATCAGACCTTACTGAAACGGCATAATCTGCGCGGGAGCATGAGTGCAAAAGGTTGCTGTTACGATAATGCCTGTGCGGAAAGCTTCTTTCATTCACTGAAGGTGGAATGTATCCACGGCGAGCGCTTTATCAGCCGGGAAGTGATGCGAACGACGGTGTTCAATTATATTGAGTGCGATTACAATCGGTGGCGTCGTCACAGTGCCTGTGGCGGACTCAGCCCGGAAGAATTTGAAAACCAGACCCTCGCTTAGGGCCGTGTCCACATTACGTGGGTAGGATCAGGAGAGGCCTTTGGCCAGTTAGAGGAAGAGCTACTTGCTCATTCCAGTTTGTCGCCGCTTGAGTATGCCTCAATAATGGAACGTTATGGCTTCCAGATAGTCAGGCATGTTTTAGAAGATAAAGAGTGTAACAGCCGTACTATATGGCTTGCTGTCAAGACAGCTACCGATCAGTGTGACTGAAGATGGGAGCAAAATTACCTCTGTGGGCTTTCATGCCTTCTTTCATAGCGATTTGTAAACAGCAACTTCGCGGAGCAAGAGTTAGTGTTAAAATCGGAAGTACGCTTTTCGCTCATAGCAGACCTTCAGCTCAGTTAACAATGCCCGCTTCGTGCCAGAAGCGGGCATTACTAATCTCATAAATTATTAGTCTGCCAGAGTATGTTTACTCGGAATTATTCCTTTTTTTGGCAGACCTCCTCATTTCAAACATTATTCTTTTGCCATACAATCAGAAAAATTTAGTGGAAAGATGTAACTACGCGTCTGCAGGTCTATAGCATATTTCTGAAAATGAATGAACTTGATTGTAAGAAGGTAATAAGGGTGATTAACTATGTTCATGGTTTGTAATATTCAATTACAGAAAGTTAAACATGAACAGCAAGAAAAAAATTCAAAGAAAACTGCTGACCTACCACAGTAATGCTCTGAAAACGCCCCGCCATCAACTGGATATGTCAGGTGCAGACCTACGATTCATGGATCTTCAGGGGCTCAACTTGCGAAGTATCAATTTTATCGGTAGCGATTTTTCGTTCAGCGATCTGCGTGGTGCTGATTTTTCATATGCGAAGCTTAAGGGAGCAAATATGAGTCACTGTAAAACAGAAGGGGCCATTTTCCATCATGCAGACTGCACTGGCGTTGACTTTTCCGGAAGTGACGTCAAGGCATCCAGTTCTATTTGTTTACTTACAGAACCTGAGCGCACAACGACTGTTACGCTGTCCTCCCAGCCTCTCATATCTGTTTATATGCCCACATGGAATCGTGAAATGTTGACGATTCGTGCTATACAGTCAGTTCTTAAACAAGATTACGCGCATTGGGAACTCATCATTATTGATGATTTTTCCTCTTCCTTTCAGCAGCTGCAGTCATTTATTACAGATCTTAATGACCCGCGAATAACGTATATTCGTAATGAATTTAATTCCGGCGCTTGTGCCGTCCGGAATCAGGCAATACAAATTGCACGGGGTGATTTAATTACCGGCTTGGACGATGATGATGAATGGTTGCCTTCCCGTCTTTCTTCTTTTCTTAGATTCAAACATAAACTCGCGCAACATGGATTTTTGTATGCCAATGATTACATCTGCGACAGTAGGGGCTATAAACATATAAGTGAATTGCAGACGTATCCGAAACCCGCATACAGAAAGAGCCTATTTGATAAGAGAAATATAATTGGTAATCAGATGCTGACGTTAACCGACCGTATGCGGCAGACACTGTTCGACGAGAGGTTGAGCGCTGCTCAGGATTATGATGCATTTTACCGACTGGCAGAAACGTATGGTGATCCTTTTAAACTGGATGACATCACACAGGTGCTCTATGTCAATCATGGTGAAGCCCGTATCACCTGCTCAGCACGAAAATTTGCAGGCTATCTTGATTTTTACCGGAAACATAAATCTAAACTAAATGCATCCAGTAAAAAATATCAGCTGTTTACTCTGTACTATATCCGCAATAAAAAAATGACCTTACAAACTCTGATAAAGCTAAAAACGCTGCGCAATCTGAAAAGATATTTGATGATGTACTCCAGCTTTCGCAAGAGAAAGTTTTAGACTTTACATACAATGAAAGGCTTTACGTAGGCTTTCGTTTGAGCAATCCTCGTTTAATCCTAAAGATTAGGTGATTTACGATAAATCATTACTTACGCTTTTCGCTCATAGAAGCCGTTGGCCCTGCTAAACAGGGCCGATTCAAACGTACGGATAGATATTAACTTTTTTTCAAATGCTCAATTGGCACGTACAACCGGCAAATCCGTCCATCTCGTTGTATAGCATGGAGACAGCATTTCCCTTTTCATCTGCCACGTCTGCTGCACACCCTGCCCCGCAAAATACAACGTGCCCTTCCCCTGCTTATTCAACTTGTCCATTAACGTCATCAGCGCATCACTGCCCGCTCTCGGCGCATAATCGTCAAACAGATTGAGCTGGGCTACACCCTGGCTGAAGAAGTCCCCCAACATAATCCCGGCTTTCTGATAGCGATGGCCCTCGCGCCATATCGCATCCAGACATCGCGTTGCGGCCGCGATAATGTCGCGGGTGTCCTGCGTTGGCGTGAGCAGTTTCGTGCCAGCCTGGTTGCCGTAATACTGCTCTTTTAATGCAAAGGGCGAGGTCTTCACAAAAACTGAAATGTAACGGCAGTACTGATGTTCGCTGCGCAGCTTTTCCGCCGCCCGCGCTGCATAACTGCATATTGCCTGGCGCATCTCGTCGTAATCAGTAATGCGCTCACCGAAACTACGGCTGCTGACGATTTCCTGCTTGGCTGGAGCGAACTCCTCGAGCTCAAGGCAAGATTCGCCGCGCAGCTCCCGTACCGTTCGTTCGAGCACCACGTTAAAGTGTTTCCTGATAAACCGGATATCCGTGTCGGCAAGCTGAAGCGCTTTTTTTATGCCCATGGCTTCCAGCTTCTTCGCGATGCGCCTGCCGACGCCCCACACCTCTTCCACTGGCATCAGCGCCATCAGCCGGCGCTGGCGCTCGACGTTCGATAAATCAACAACGCCGCCGGTCTGCGGGTACTCTTTGGCAGCTCTATTTGCCAGTTTTGCAAGAGTCTTGGTTTGCGCAACTCCCACTCCACAGCGGAGGCGCGTATTGCGCCACACCGTATCGCGGATCTCCCGTCCGAAGTCGGCCAGGTCGCGGCAGTTACGCACGCCAGTCAGGTCACAAAAAGCCTCGTCGATTGAATAAATCTCCACGCGCGGGCACAGTTCTTCGAGTGTCGTCATCACACGATTACTCATGTCCCCGTACAGCTCGTAATTACTGGAGAAGATAACCAGTGGCTGCGGGAACGGCGTCTCGCGCAACTGGAACCAGGGTACTCCCATTTTTACACCGAGCTTTTTTGCTTCGGCGGAACGCGCTATTACGCAGCCGTCGTTGTTCGACAAAACCACGATGGGCCGCCCGGCCAGATCGGGGCGAAATGCGGTTTCGCAACTCGCATAAAACGAGTTCATATCAACGAGGGCGAACATTGCGGTGCATCGTGTTGATGACAGAAATGACAACGCCGACGATTTCGAGTCCGTCGGCGTCATAGATGGGGATAGCCGGGTAAGCGGGGTTTTCAGCAAGCAACTGAGCCACCGGGTGAGTCACCAGCCTTTTTACAGTGAACTCACCGGCAATGTTAGCGACGACAATATCCCCGTGCTGTGGATGAAGACTGAAATCAACGAGAAGATATGAACCATCGAGAATACCGGCGTTGATCATTGAATCGCCGGCGACGCGGAGCGTGTATGTCGATGATGGATGAGGGATGAGATGCGACACAAGGTCGATGCCGCTCTCAATATAATCAGCGGCAGGACTGGGGAAGCCCGCCGAAACGTGATCCCCGTAAATGGGGATATATACCGGAACGTCCGGAAAAATAAGGCGCTGTAGTTGCATATTATTACCTCCTTTGTAACTAACTGTGTTTATATACAGTAGTTTTATTTGGGGAGGCATTCAAGATCCTGATGAATATTTCTTTGTAACTTCCTGAAGTTCCTGTATTTGTTTTTGCTGATTCTGGATGGCCTGCGTAAGTTTCATGATGATGGCCATCTGATCAAGGGAATAGGCCGCCCCCGGATTGTCAGGATCGTAATCGTAATTTTCCAGCCCCTTACCGCGAACCACATCGGGCGACACCTCAACCAGATCCTGAGCAATAAAGCCGTACTGCGTGTCTGATTCTTCGAGAATGCCGCGGGCACGATATTTAAATGAGGCCGCCCGGTACTGCATGACTTCTTCCAGCGCCGCGGCATTATTATCCTGATACTCGATGTCTTTTTTCAGATATTTATCTGATGACGTGGTGAACGCCACCTGCCCAATCCGCGACCCGTCCACCCACAGTTCGAAGGGGTTTGCGCCAACTGCCGTCGGACCGCCCCAGTCGAAGTTAAAGCTGCTGGTGCCAAACACCCCGTTTATGCCGCGGCGGGTGTTGTAGCCACCGATGATGCGCAGCTTTACCCAGTTGGAATTTCGGGGCTGTAAATCAAGGTATGCCGATCCACCGACCTCAATCAAATCTGAAGTAAACAGAATATTAGAGGCCAGCCGAAAACTGGTGAGCCTGAGAGAAGTGATGTCGGTATTGTCTCCGGATGCCGCTGCGAGAATATTTTTTCTCGCATCTGAAGCATTATTTGCTCCTGTTCCGCCATCAGCAACACTAATAACCCCACCATCACCCTTCCGCGCCAGCTTCCCTAAAGCCGGGATTTGCATGTTCACGCCATTGATGGTGACGCTGATATTCTGGTTTGCAGCTGTACTGGCGAATGCTTCCCACCCGCTAATATTCTCGTCATATTCATTAATCAGCTGCGACATAGCCTGAGCCAGACCGTCAACAGACAGCGCATCGCTGATGAGGATGCCGTACTTCTGGCCGCTCAGATCCGGGGATGCCGCAGGTGTTACGGTCAGTGAGGTGGGACTGTTGACCGCCGCAATCTGGAACATCTGGACGGGGTTAGAGAGAACAATCAGCGTCTGTCCTGCGCGGACCTGGCTGGCAGCAGCCGTCCAGTTCGTCCCCGTACCGGTGGCTGTGTTGCCGCTGACTGAAAGAGTGCCTGTGCTGTAAATCATATTTTCTCCGGGCATAAAAAACCCGCCGAAGCGGGTTAACAGAATGAGGGGTGGAATTAATACATGGCGTCGATGCAGGGCACCGCAATCGACGTGAGCCGTCTGCCGGTAACCGGGTAATTCGCCGTCCAGCTTGTGCTGACCTTGCCTTTACCACAACGCACAACGTTTCCTGCTCTGACCAGCCCGGCAAACTTGAGCCAGTCCCAGCCGCTCGCTAATGCACTGTCATAGCCGTAACGCCCCAGCATGATCATCGTATTGCCAATATCGGTGCCGTTCCAGCTGGGTACCCATGTCGCGTTCCGGTAGACAAAGGGGCGTTTTGTCGTTGAAAAAACGCATTTACCTGCGGCGTTAATCATATTCAGTCCGCGGCCGGGCACCGGCGCAATCCCACTGGCGAAAATAGCAATTTGCAGGGTTGCAGATGCAGCCACATCATCGCCGTCACGTTCGGCCAGCACACGAATCGTCGCACCGTCGTAGTCGATCACAACGTTCGGCGCATCCCATTTAGCGAATACAAGATACTGATCGCGGGACAGTCCGGTAATTTCCGGTGTTGTCCATGCGCCGTTTATCGTCACTGTGCCGCGCCAGACACACTGCCCCACCATGGTGTTATCGGTTATTGCCATAAAATCGGTGCTGTTCTGGATCAGCAGCCCGCGCCCCGACGATGCAGGCAGTATTTGCCAGACTGTCGCCGGAAATGATTTGGCCCTGCCCCAGTTATCTGACCACCAGACATTCTGCGTTACCGTGCCGCCAGATACGGTAACGCTGTCGAGCACGGCTATTGACGCGATAAGGTTGGTGCCGCGGTTAAGGGAATAAACACAGCTCTTGGGCATCATAACGATCTGGCTGCCGGCAACATAATTTGGCAGCGTGTACTGATTCACATCCCACGTATCAGGAATGCTCAGGCTGTATGACGGGCACCGCAGTCCGGCGGTGATTTCCATCCGTGGTCCGCCGTCATTCGGGGCAAGTAATAATCCTGATGGCATAATTACCAGTCTCCCAGATGAAGAAAACCACCGTCGTCGAGGTTGACCCTGACGCCGCGCCCGTCAATCACGACTTTATTGCTGACGCCATTAAACGAAAAATTGCCGTTTGTCGCGTAAATCGAGCCGCGAACGGTCACATTATTGAACGTTGCATAACCTGACTTGTTGACGTGCCAGCCCACGTTTCCGGTACCGTCCCAAGTGTCTGACTGGATATAGTTACCGATTTTGGTGTTGTTAATCGTCCCGTCCTGAACAAAGGTGTCGCGGATGAATGTCTGCCCGTTCTGGATGACGAACGGCAGCGTCACCGCGCCGCCAGCCTGATTCATTACCGCAAAACGGTCGGCCAGGAAGATCACCTGTGACTGCATGCCCGATGGTGTGTTCTGTACGCCGACGCCCATCCCTGCGGCATACTGCACGCCGTTTGAATCCACACCCACCTTGATGCTGTACATCGCGTTGAGGTTGCCGTTGATGTCGGCCACCGCCTGCGCATTCGTCGTGATTGAAGCTGAATAGCCGTTAACGGTCACAGAAAGCGAGTTGATTTTAGTTGCCGCCGCCTGGGTGAAGTCCGCCATGGTTTCGGCCAGATCGGTTACGTTTGAGACGTTACCGCCTGCTTCCGAATCCAGCGTTACCAGCGCCTGGGCAACGGCCTGGCTGGCATCGGCCAGCGTGGTGTCTACCCGATCAATGCTGGCCGAGGTATTGATGTTCTTGGCAGTCTGCGCTCGGCGGCTTGTCACCTGCGCCAGATTGCCCTGAATGATTGCGAAAGCAGCGTTCTTAACGCCAGCGCTCATCCCGCCCATATTCACGCGCATATCGTCGATTTCGGTTTCTGCCGCTGAAAGACCATCGGCGTTTTCCTTAATCTGCTGAGCCTGCTCCTCCAGGCTGTCGGCGTTCTGTTTGATGTTGACCGCCATGCCTGAGATTTTCACGCTGTTTTCGACAGCGTTCTCAACGACGTCTTTGAAGATGTCGGTCTCCTTCATTTCATCCAGGATGGCGTCGGTGATATCGGAAACATCGATGCTCGCCTGACCGCGCACCCAGTCAGTCCACCCTGACTGATTCCCGATACGATCCACCAGCCTGGCGCTATACCAGAACTCCTGTCCGGCCCGCAGGCCCATCTGCTGGTAGAGCTGCTGCGGATACGGCACAGAGGCCAGCAGCATGGGGTTTTCGCCCCCGGCGGTCACGCTGTACTGAATTTCAGTGCTCAGCGTATCGCCAGTATCCGCCGGGAATGCCCAGGTAATATTGATGCCGAATACCACATCGTCCGTGGCTGCCAGGCCAACAGGTTTCGGAACGTCGCCCGCGCGGCCTTTGAGATGTGTCAGCGTTGACATTGCCCACAAACTGGATGCACCACCGGAGTTGATGGCCCGGACGCGCACAAGGTAATCACCGGCAAAGATGCCCGGCACCTCAATGCTTCTCAGGCCGGTTTGCGGAGTGTTGATCCACTCGTTATCACCCCGCTTCCACTGCGCCTGGTAAGCGATGACATCGGCCTGGGGTTTGCCGTTTTTATCCAGCGGCGCGTCCCATGTTGCCACCAGCGTGGCGACACGCTGCCCCTGGCGCACGGCGTCATAGCCCGATACCTGAACGTTGCCCGGCTGCGCAACCAGCCCGGTAGGGATGAGGCTAATCGGCGGCACATCCAGGCGCGCGTTATTGTCCACCGCGTCGTATTTCGAGGTGTTGTATTCCGCCCCGGTGATGGTGAACACGTTTTCCTCATCGTTATAGGTGAGGTTGGTTACACGGAAATATTGCAGGCGCAGCTGTCCGGCGTCGATGACAAACACGGCGTCCGGCGCTGGGACCGCGATAAACGGTGTAGCCACAATCAGCTGGTTGCCGTTTACCGCCTGAATAATACGGCTCTCTGTGGTGCCGCCCAGCGTGCGGATCATCAGCGTGTCACCGGGAACCGCGCTGGTGCCCCGATCAACGGTTACCGCGCGGATGGCGGCGTTATAGCCCGTCACGCGGCCGCCATATACCCACCCGCTTACGCGTTCGTCAGCAAACGCAAACACGGTGCCCGGAACAAAGGCAACGCCATCCAGCCCGGTTGGCACAGTGATGATGCGATCGAGGTAGTTGGAATATACCGCCCAGCCACCCCGGCGCTGCGCCTCACTTTCGCGCGTACAGCCAATCGCCGTTAACTGCGTCTGCCTGAAATTAAACTGCTTCACCAGGTCAGGAAACATCACCGCCGTGGTGCGGTCCTGATAGTGATTATCCGGATCGCTGAAATTGATCAACGCGCTGGAATAACGGTTCTTCTCGCTGCCGCTGGAATAAACGGGCTTTCCCACCACCGAGGCACGGGTCAGGATTTGCAGCTTTGACGTGTCGGCCGGCATGTCGGACACAACGTTAAACATGTTGTTGCCCCAGAACGTCATGCCGTTGAAGCCTGCCGCGATATCCTTAATCACCTGCCAGGCGTCAGCCTGCTCCTGTATGTAAACATCGAACATGAAGCGCGGCTCCGTGCCGCCGCCCCCCTTGCCATCCGGTACCAGCTGATCGCAGCGCTGCGCGATGCGGTATAACTCCCATTTATCCAACATGTCCGGCGTTACACGGCGGCCCAGGCCGAAGCGTGGTTCTGTCAGCACATCGAACCAGATCCACGCCGGGTTATTCGACCAGCCCCATTTAAACGTGCCGTTCCAGTTGCCGCCGTAGGTGCGGGCTACGGGATCGTAGTTTGACGGGATGCGGATAATGCGGCCTTTGGGCTTGCTGGAAATCTTCGGAATGTTGCTGAAGGCTTTGGCGTTAAAGGAGACGTACAGCAGCGCGGTGTGCGGGTAACGCAGGCGGGCGTCGATCACCTCCGTAATGGCCTGCACCTGGGTTTTATTCTGCAACAACTGGCTGGTGCTGTCGGCGGTATCCCGCACGACGCGGATCTGCCAGCCGGTATTCGCTTTCGGCAGATTGATACGGTGCGTCAGCTCATACAGGGAGCTGAGTTTTTCGGTCACCGTTTTTGACATCACCGTTTCGTAGGTGCCTCCATCCGTGGCCACGTCGATGTGATACGAAACCGTGGCACCCACAATATCGCCGTCTTTCTCCTGCTGTTGCAGGCCGGTAATCCCGACGCGCACCAGCAGCGCATCAATCTGCGTGTTGCTGATCGCACGGACCCACGGAGTGGCTTTCGTCAGGGAGACACCAACAATGGTTTCATTCTCCACCGCCGGGAAACCAGCTATCGGCTGTTGCGTCTGCGTGCCGGGACGAAAATCCCAGGACACGTTCTCGAAGTTCATCGTGCCATCGGCATTACCCAGCGGCGTACCGTCCAGGTAAATACGCGTGGCGTCCAGACCACCAGCGAACTCCCCTTCGCCCAGTGCCAGCAGCATCCGGCAGCGCGCCATCGACTGGGCCGAGTCCGGCTGTTCTACGGGCGTGTGCTGCTTCTGGCTGCCGCCCTTCGCACCAGTAATCGTTGCCATATTGCGTCCATAAAAAAACCCGCCGAAGCGGGTTATGAATTTGGGATAAAAAACCCGCAATTAAGCGGGTCAACGTATAGGATAAAATCTACGCCAATAAACTTGTTATTTTTGATGCCAGTTCATCACGAGGCATGACGATAAGACCTTTACGGCGCGCCAGCTCTACAAAATCATTAAAGCTCAGCATAATCTGATCTTCTCGCAACGGCAGCGATCCTATGACCGTACCATTAGCGTCCAGGTATAACAGCACTCGATTGCCATACTGCGAATTAGCTTCTACAGGTGCGGGAACAAAAACTGATTCACGCGGCAGTAGCTCGCCTTCAAGCGCCAACTTATGAACATATTCAACTGCCAATGGCAATTGCTCCATAGTCAGATCCTCAATGCTTTCCACTTCGAAATACTGGTGGATCATCGCGTAGGCTTCTGGATATAGCAGATGTTTTTTACTCACCAACATGTTTACCGCATCGCGTAAAGGGGTGCGATCATCCGAGGTGGTTTTGGTTTTCTTCTCTTGCGACTTCCGCGGGTTCGTTACCTGCCCCTTGGTCCAGTATTCGTAGAGAACGTCGTCGCACTCTTCCTGATAACGGATCACGCGCTCGCGGATTTCAGGGCGAACCTTGTTTGGGCTGATGGTGTTCAGCCAGGCAGCCAGTTTGCGCAGAGCCAGGCAAATCATCTTCTGAATACCGCCAGCTGTAGGGATTGTGATTTCCACAACCCCTTTAGCAAAGCGTGATTTCAGTTTTGTAAACTGAGAGGCCCAATCCATCCCCATGCCATCAACGATCGGCTTCATTGGGGTGTACGGCTCGCCATTGTGGTTAATAACGTAAAGCTCAGAGCCGTAAAACTGGACGTTGATGGTGCAAGCTGATTGTTTTATTGCTAAATTACTCATGTTCGATTCCTTTAGCGGACGGACAAATATGAAGCCCTAACTATCGCGAGTAGTTGGGGCTTCGTCGTTTCTGGTTAGTAGCTCTTTAATTGCCTTTAGCACCAAGTAGTTAATCGACCGATCCTCTTTTTCTGCTAGCTCGTACATTTTTTCCCTGAATTCTTCAGGAATACGTGCGACGAACTTCCATTCGTTTCTACTCATAACAACCTCAATGGTGGCACCGTGGAACTATTGATAATTTAGTACCACGGTGCCATCATGTCAATATTAAATTAGAGGTGGAGACGCACATGGCACGTGATGAGCCCAAAGTGAATATTCGTTTACCGCAAGATCTTAAAGATAAACTTCATGCCCTTGCCTTGAAGAATAAACGCTCAGTTAACGCAGAGGCGGTTTCGGCAATAGAGAAAGCCGTTGAAGCACTAACTGATGATGAAGAGTTCGAAATCCTTAGACAGGAAAGAGATTCAGTGAATAATGACTTTTGGAAAAATGCAAAAATCACTGAAGGTGTTCATCTGGACGAGCGTTTAAAAAGGCTTGAAGAGATCGCTGAACGACTAGAAAAAATTACGCAAAAACCCTCCTGAACAAACTGATTCCAGATAACAAAAGCCCGCTTTGCGCGGGCTCTATTATTTTTCAAGCAACTTAAAGTGAGTCGGGGTAGATAGCAAAATCTCCAACAGATCCTAACCCTATTCGAAAGGTTAGGGTTTTATCTTCTGCAACCTTTCCAGACTGCGCACTCAGGCCGCCATAACATGCCCCTGTGCCTTGAGTGCCGAAAATGTGATCGCCTGTATCCAGATAAAAAGTAACCTTTTCCGCGACCTCTAAATCCGCAACTGGTTTACCGTCAGCGTATACCCTTACGGTACAGATGCTACCTCTTAACCCGTCGTCCCGTTTTATAATTACCTGCCCGCTACCATCGCTTTGCGTTGTTAAAGATGGAGCAATTAACCGCTGGGCTGGAACCTCTTTGGCTTGATCGTTTGTGATGGGCTTAGTTGCACAACCAGATAATCCCAAAAGAATAACCCACAGAAATATTTTTTTCATTTTCATAGACTCAGAGCTAAAGACGTTACAAATCTTATCACTGAGATATTCGAATACCAGCCTTTATGAGCAAGGAGGTAATTCAAATATCTTCAGCGACGATGCCCGCGCTAATGATGGCACCACCAATCTCCCGCTCGCCATACAGGACTGGAACGGGATTGCCCATAGCGATAGTGTTAACCGCACCGCCAAAGGCATAGGAAGGCTTGTTATCGGGATCTTCACGACTCTGAAGGCCTTTTGGTTGAGGTGAAAGCATTTGGTAGACGCCACCAGCCATCATGCCGACTCCGCCGGCTGCCAGCCCTGCCCCGAAAGTCGCCAGAGTTCCAGAACTGAGAGTAGCAATTGCTATCCCGGCTACCACCATTACCGCTCCAAGGATTGTCTGAAATACCCCGGCCTTTTTAGCCCCTTCCATCACCGGCGCAATGCGGATGTCGTTATTGCCGCCAAGATTCTGGTAATCCTCAAGCCCGATATTCCGTTTGCCCCGGAATACCGCGAACACCATGCCGTTCTTTTTGGCATTCATCAGGTATTCTTCGAGTCCGTCAAAATTCACACACAGAGCTTTCACCGCCTCCGCCGAGGTCTGAACAGCCATCCTGTGAATACGTCCGAACCGGGCGCCGAGTGCGCCATACAGGCGAATAGTGGTTAATCGCGCCATGGTTTGATCTCCTTGGGTAAGTTTTTATGGCGGACGCATATCATCGTCCGATCTTTGAAATAACCGCGAACATAAGGGGTAATGCACGATGGCTGCCCGTACAGATGGTGGAGCAGCTCACCCTCTTCAGTGATGATCCCCGCGTGGTTCCACTTGTCGGATTCCACCTGCATGATGACCATGCAACCGGGAGCCGGATCGCACTCGATAAACCCCTCTTTCTCCCAGTTGTCAAAATAGAGGTTGTCCGGGAACTGGCTTTCCCACCAGGGATAATCCACCCGGAAATCGTTCAGCGTCACGCCCTGCGTGGCGTGCCAGTCCATAATCAGCCCCCAGCAGTCATGCGAACCGAGAATAAACGGACGGCCAATAAGCGGTATCGCGTCAGGCGTGATTTCCGCGTATTCATCGCAGTCGGGCGCATAGATGCCCCAAACCACCCCGGAGTTATTGCACTGCTGGCGATCGAGGTCAGACGGGATTGGCCGGGCACCATCGCCAGGGTGGGAATGAATGACGCGGATGATCGTGCCTGCGTCCTCCGCGTTCGCCCAGTGTTCACCATCGATGCGGAAATGCTCCTGCGGGCTTTCGTGGCTGTTCGGCACGGGAATATAGCGCTGGCGACGGCCCGCCTGGATAACGAAGCCGCAGCACTCGCGCGGCGATTCCTCCAGGGCGTGCGCCCGGATTGCTGCCATTATCGTTTTGTTCATGGGATAGCCTTATCGGGAAACCAGGACCGTGCTGGGGTAGCCGCCAAAATCGAGAACGGCGGTATTAGGTTCGGTGAGTCCGGCACCAAAACGCTTGCGGCAGTCGCTCAGGCAGCCGCCGCACACATCCAGCGCCGGGTCAGCAACAGGGTTGCCTTTGGCATCGAAATACGCCGTGCCGTTGTAGGTGCAGCCGTCGCCGCTGCGGTACTGACCGCGTATCGCCCACTCACAAAGTGAGGTGATCTGCCGGGTGGGAATAACCAGACTCTGCAAATCTGCCGGGCTGCTCAGCGACCAGGTGACAGTTTCATCATCTTCTGCCGTTTTGGTATCAAGCCAGAACGTCTGAAGAGAAAACAGGGTCGGGTCAGCGGTCGGATTGACCTTGCCCGGAAAGTTCACCGCGTCGAGATAGACGGCATAGGTATCGATAATGCTCACCTTCGCGTTGACCATATCCCTGAACTGAAGGCAAAGTGCTGTGATATGTCCGTCAAGGTTCGACACGCTGAGATCTGGCTCTGCCGCCTGGTCTGTCGAAAGCTCAAGGCCTGACACCTGAAACGGCCAGTAATCGTATACCTCGCCATCCCAGATAATGGGCTTTGGCCCAAGTTTGTTTTCATCACCGTTTGCCGCGTCGATTTCCGCTGGCGTATGCGGGAACGGGCTGTAATGGAAGCGATGGATGCCACCGCTGAACTCCGATGCATCCACAATGATTAAGCGCACCCTGCCGCCGGGTGCCAGCTTTGCAGCCTGATCAATAAGGGCCATTATGCGAATGCCCCGTATGCACGCTTAATGGTGAACACCAGTTCAGCAATATTGCCGCTAATCTGGTTCTTCCGGACTGAATTAGCAACGACGCGGTAAAGACCCTTTTCTTCCCCTGGCGGAGTGATGATGAAGGCCTTAATGGTGTGGGCCAGCAGGAAGGCGCGGATCTCGTTCACCTCATCGTCTTTGCCGGTGTATTTCATCGGCACCTGTATGGCGGTGGAATTAATGCCGTTCTCGGCAACCTGCTCGTAGCCATCGCCAAACTGGGCAGTGCGGATCGTCTGATCGTACTCAATGGCTCCGCCGCCCAGCTGTACAGGCCATTTATAGGTTTCGACTGCCATATTTACTCCATAAAAAAAGCCCACCGAAGTGGGCTATCGGCCTTTGACGAAGTTATAAATCAGACCGCCGTTCTTAATGTGCTTCTGCACTACCTGAGTGGCAGCATTCTGTATTTCCGCCGCCAGCGCCCGACCCATTGCCTCGCCAGAGCTGTCAGATTGCGCCGAAGCATTACCGTTAGCATCAACATTAACAGTGGTCTGAATCACTGGCGCTGAGTTTGCCGCGCCTGTGTTATTGCTCAGCCCCAGCATGGGTGCCCGACCAACCGTCCCGCCGTTCGCATAACCCTGCGCGCCGCGCATAAGCGCATAGAGATTCTCGACGCCCAGCGCGCTGGTGGCCTCTTTGGTGAAGACAAATTCACCGCCGTGCACAACACCTTTCGGCTCGTACTTACCCCCTGCGCCTGTAAATCCGCCCCGATCAAATTCAGGGATTAGGCCGCCATTCCAAGCGAGGGTGATACCTGAAGCCGTCGAGTTATAAAGGCCTGAAGGCGTACTCCCGCCGCCACCGCTAATACTGCCAGTAACCCACCCCAGCGCAGACTGCACGGTATAAGCTACCAGCAGCCGGTTAGTGACATCAGCAATCATCTTCATCATCGATGCGGCAAAACTCTTGAAACTGGCCGTGCCGGTGGTGACCAGATTCGTCAGCATGTCAGATATGCCACCGAACGTTGACTGCGCCACGCTTTGCATTGAGGCGTATACGTTCGTTGCTGAATCCAGGTACTCCGCCCACCCTTTTTTAACGCCCGCCTGCCAGTCACCGCGCAGTTTATCTTCGGCTTCGTAGTAAACATTCGCGGCCTTCAGCTCCTTCTGGTAGCCCTCATCGGTAAGGCTCCCCCCGGCATTAAGCCAGCCGCCACGCAGCTGTGACAGAGCCGTCTGGCGGATGGACAGCCGATCGCTCATCGTTGTGCCTGACTCAAGCGCCGCCTGTTTTTCTGCCATTTGCGTGACATATTTGCTGGCGGTGTCCATACGTTTGTTGAGCTGCTCCTGCGCGGTGATCTGGTCACCCAACAGTGCTTTCTGGCGGGCCAGCTCCAGCACCTGATCCTTGCTCGCCAGCAGAGATTGCTCCTGCTTCGACAGTTGGCGCGTGCGTGCCGCCTCTTCCAGAACAGTAAATTTCGCCTCTGTGGTATACAGGTCTTTGCGCTGCTGGCTAATCGTGTCATTGACAGAGCGGTGATGCTGTAACGTTTTTAACTGCGCCTGAAGCGCCAGAAGTTCAGCCTGACCTGAATCCTCGGCACGATCGCCGGCGGGTACCGTGTATCCCTTCGTTTTTGGTGTTTTAGGATCCTGATACTTATCGTCAATGTTCTTTCTAAGCCGCGCTTCTTCCTCTTTGCTTATCTGGGCGCCATCCCTGATAGCTTTTGTCAGGAGCTGCTGTTCTTTGGTGCGCTTTTGCTCATTACTGAGCGTCTGCTCAGTAAGTTTGTTGACGTACTGCTGCGCAGTAACTGCCTTTTGCTCTTTTTGGTTTCTGTCATTGATGATGTCACTGATAACGCCTTCAGTGGTTCTCTGGCTCTGAAGTTGACTGAGGTTCTCCTTAAGCGCATCGCGGGTTCGTTTTGCCCGCTCCAGTTCATCAGATTTCCACGGGCCGTACGGCCCTGAATTTTTTGACGCTCCCGCCTCTAAATCGGAAAGATTTTTCTCTGCCCTTTCCAGATCGGCGCTGAGGTTCAGGATTTTCTGATCAATAGATAATTCCCGGCCAACGTCCAGCATGGAATCCCAGGCTTTTTTGGCCGTATCCCCTACGGCTCGCCAGGCTTTTTCCAGAGAACCCAGGTTTTCCTGAATATCACTGGCCCGCGTCTGAACCACAGACGAAAAGTTCTCTGTGGCGATACGAACCGCTTCCTGCTGATTGCCCTGATCCTGTAACGCTTTTACCTGGTTGTAGGTGGATAACGTCAGGAAATGATATTTATCATTGAGCTTGGTTAAGGCTTCAGCCGGACTCCGGGCTATGGAATTGAAGTCTTCCACCAGCTGTTCAGTCGCAACGCCCGCAGCATCATTCAGTGAGACGATGGAGGCGGTCACTTTTTCAAGTGAATCTCCTGCAACGCGGCCAGACGACACAAGCTGGTTGAGGACATCGGCGGCGGCACCGGTTGTGTTATCAGACGCCTGAGCAGCCCTTGTCGCTATGTCCGCCAGTTGGCCTGATGTTTTACCGATTGTGTTACCGCTGAGTATTAATGACTCATTAAAGCGATCCTGCTCTTTACTGCCCTGGAACCAGGCGTAAGCCAGCGTTCCCAGCGCCACAACCAGCCCGGCAATGCCGACCCTGGTAGGGGTAAGAAATCCGCTGAACTTCGTGGCGTTTTCAGCGTTCTGCGCCAGCGCATTGGCATTCTCGGAAAGCGACTCTGAGGATTCATCAGAAGAATCTTTGATACCCAGCAATTCCTCTTTGATGACCTGGAACAATCCGCCCAGCCCGCCGAAGGAGTCAGAGATCTGCCCGCCCTGCTGAAGCAGCACCATCCAGATCGGCATCCCGCCGGCAATCGATGTTGCAATGTCCGTAAACTGGGCCGGGAGCATGCGCAGCGCCTGCTGGTACTGCCCGGCGCTGAGCGTGCCGGTTTTAAACGCGGCGTCCTGCTCGCGCATCCGGCTGATGAACGGTGCGGCCTGCTCAGACACGCCGAGCTGGGCGGCCTTCATCTCCAGGATTTCGGCGCGGGTTTTGCCGATGGCATTGGCCTGATCCTGAAGCGAGCCGATAAAGGACTGGCGGGCAGATTCCGCACGGCGAAGCTCTGCGGCTTCTGAGCGTTCCGCCGCTTCCATCTCGGCAATGGCCTGTTTCAGCATGCGCGACTGGCTGGCGGCCATCTGCCGTTGGGCGGCTTCCTGCTGGACGGCGCGCTCCTGCTCCCGCAACTGAGCAATAACCGGGGCCGCCTGTTCTGCGATCCCCATCTGTGCTGCGCGGTATTCGGCAATGTCCGCTTTGCTGGCGCGAAAGGTTGCCGCCTGGTCGGAGATCGACTTCAGAAAGGCATCCTGTGCGGCGGTGGCGCGCTGTGTCTCCTGTGCCTGCTTTAATCTTTCCTGTCCTTCGGCAGTCTCGGCCTCCATTACCCTGCCGAGCTTTTCCCGGGTGGTTTCCAGTACGCTGTTATAGCGGGAATAATCCTCATCAGGCACCAGCCCGCTCTTACGGAATTTGCTCAGGCTTTCCTGCAGGTTGTCCAGCTCGTCCAGCGCCTTGTTGACCGGGCTGATTTTATTGAGCAGGTTTTGCAGTTCCTGCTGCTGTTGCTTCAGGCTCTCGCTGTTTTTCCTCTGCTCGTTAGCGCCGGTGCGCATGGCGCTGTTCAGCGCATCTGCTTTGCTGGCCGCACCAGAGGCCGTCTGCTGGAAGTCATCCAGCGCCCGGTTACCGCGCTCAAGCTCGGAGGTGTTTACCCGGAGCGCAATTGTTGCAATATCGGACATTACGCCCCCTTATGGATAATTTTTAACGCGGTGCATTCCATGACGCGGATGTCATTCAGTGCGGTTGCCTCATCCTCCACGCCGTGCAGCTTCATCAGCCAGGGCAGCACGTTGTAATCCAGCCCGGTAACCCCGCCCATGCTGGTACGCCACTGCGTGCTCATTGCCTGGAACGCCAGAAAAGCGGGCCACACATCAGGCCAGACATCATGAGTCTGCTCTTCCTCGGTGTAGTCGTCGGCACTCAGGCCAAACGCGGCGAGGTCCTCGGTGGAGGGTTCAGGCGTATAGAACGCCGAGGCAACCGCGATTAGTTTTTTTCGCGGTTCCCCGTCAGCTCGCGGTAGTAAGTGGCAACGATCGCCTTCATCGCGCCCGGATAGTTGTCCAGCAGCACTTCAAGATTGTCGCGGCTGAACTCATCCGGCAGCGCCCACCCTTCGGTGATTTCTGTCAGAAAATCGAGCGCGGTTTTGCCCTCGAGCGTTTCCAGCGCGGCCAGCTCCTTAATCGGCTTGTGGCGGAAAGTGAACGTCAGCACACCGTCTTCGTCGCCTGCGCGCGGAATGGTGACGTCGGCTTTAAACGTGGGTTTGGGCTGGAGATTAAATTTTGCGGCCATGTGTTTCTCGCTAAAAAGAAAGGCCCGTTGCCGGGCCGGGTATTAAGTGGACGGGGTTTCAGTCACGGTGTCTTTGTAGAACGTGATGTCGCGGGACTGGATCGCGAACGCGGGTTGCACCGTTTCAACGTTGTTCACAGCGGTGGTCGGCTGCGGATCGAAAGAGGCCTGCCCGGACCAGTAACGCATCTCTTTTGCCTTCGGCACATACATGCGCAGCGGCAGCGTGTCACCGGAGCGGTCAGCGGCAGACAACACGCCATAAACGGGCAGCGTGGAATCATGTGCCACCGTGAAGGTCTGCGATTTGGCTGCCTTATAGGTCGCCAGATTGCGCTGACGGTCATCGGCCAGGAACTGGATCTGCGTGTACTGCTGATCGCCGCCGGATTGCGACACTTCGGTGATTTGCGGAATCTCGGTCCATTCGGTGACCTTGCGCAGCGAGCCACCACCGGAACCTGCCGGGAAGAAGTTCACGTCCGAGCTGTCAACCACACCGATCGTCACGCTGGTGGCCGTCTGCGCCGAAACGCGCGCCACAAGGTTGTCGATAAGAGACCAGCCGCTGTTAATCAGCACCACGTCGCCGACGGCAAGTCCGTGCCCGGTGGCGACAGTCAGGACGGCACCTTTGGCGTTCGACACAGCAGAAACCGCCACAGCCGCAGCGAGTTTCGAGCCGACGAACACCGTGGCGCCATTGGGTAATGCGAAGCCCATAGGGATTCTCCGTAATGTGGATATAAAAAAACCGGCATAAGCCGGCGGGGATGTTTCAGGCTGAAATCTCAGCCCGGTAGCTGATGCTGACGGGGACGGTGTAGGACACGCCATCCGGTATGCCGGGGTAAATGGCGGGCGGTGCGGTAACCCAGGCGGTGAAGCCATCGCCGGGGATTTCCTGATTCTCCGGGAACAGCGCAGCGATGCGGCGGGCCATTGCTCTGGCCTGTGATTTGCCGCCACCAGCTGGCGCAACGACATTCACCTGGTACACGCCCGGATAGACCCGGCAGTCACCCGCCAGATCGATGCTGTAGGGCCGCGCGGGCAAATCATGCGAAACCAGATAAAGCACATCAGCGGGCGGATCAAACTGAATGTTGTCCCACGCCACCGGCACGCCCTCGCCGTCCGCCCATATTCCCAGCATCGCCTCAAGCGCCGTTGTGATGTCCGGTATCATTATTGACCTCGCTGACTGCTTCACTGAAGAACTGCTGGAACTCGGCGGCGGTGATGCGCACCATGCCGCCGGGCGCCTGGCTGGAATGCCCCATCTCCAGGCGGTAGGCATAGGGGACGTTATTGCAGAAGAAGATGTCACGCACGCCGACCTTAAACAGGGACAGCACGTAGTTCCCGGCGGCCTGCGTCATGTATCCCTGCGGATCGATACGCCCCGTTTCCTCGGTGGTGCGCACATCAAACGACACCTGCCAGTTACCCCGGAACCGCCCGCCCGTATAACCGGGAGGCGCTTTCACGTCCATACTGTCGCTGACGCGCGCCCGTTTCTTAAGCCGCCCGGTTTTGGTGAGGTTCGCCGGATCGCTCATCTGCGTCTGGTTGTGTTCAGCGACCGCCTGGTTATAGGAAACCGCCGTCCTGTTCACTTCCCACAACTCGGGATTGCCCACGGGCGACATCTGCACCAGCCGGGCGAGAATTTTGATCCCCGCCAGGCGCACCACCGTTTCCTGGTTAGTTTTGGCCTTATCGACAAAAGCCGTAATGGACGCCATAAAAGCGTTATTGTCGCTCACGTTACGCCCTCAGTTGCGCGCGGTAGCACAGCAGCAGTTTGCCCGGCTTAACCGGGTTTGGCTTCTCGATGCGGTACCATTTACCGTCCACGTCCACCATGTCACCCGTGCGCAGCTCAGCATCGGCGGTAAAGACGATACGCACATCACCGTTAATGATGACCGTGCCGTCAATTTCGCCAGGTTTGTAATCTGAGCGCACGCCAATGGCGGTAAACGTTTCGTCCGGTTCGCGGTGCTCAATACCGCCGGTGACCGTTATGGTGCCCTTGCGCCTGACCGGGTACTCCGCCCCGTTCTCCTTGAGTAAGCGCGTGCTGGTGGCGCGCATGCGGGTGTAGTTGACGGTCATATTATCGGCGCTCGATATTCACGTTGATGAAGTCAAGTTTCAGGGTCTCCAGCGCCCCCACCAAAACATAAGGCCGCCCGCCGTTGTGCCAGCAGTCCAGCGCATTGCCGTCGCTGTCGATAAGCAGCAGCGCCACGCTGTGGCATGAACTTTTCCGGGCATGCTCCAGGGCTTCGGTGAGCAGGCGGATCACTTCGGCATTATCTGCACTCGATTCAGGCATCTTCTTAAACGGGACTATTTTCAAATCAGGCATGTTAAGCACGCTCCGTGAATGAGTTGATCGCATAACCAGAACCACCAGCCAGGCCGTTAAGCAGAGCCATAACCGCCGGGTAAGAGGGTCTGAACACCTCCCCGTCAGCGACGGCATAGGTCGTGGTTACGGCGCCCTCCACGCGCTCGGACTTCACAGCCGCCTCGCGCACGCTGCCCAGCAGTTCGCCGTCAATCGCCTCAACCGCCAGCATGCATTGCGCGGTGATAATCTGCCTTGGGATCTTATCTGAGGGCAGTTCGTACCCGTCCAGCCAGACGCCCGCGCGCGGCCACGCCAGCGGCTGTCCCGGACTTTCCCGGTAACCCAACCAGGCCAGCCCCTCCAGATAATCCATTGCCTTAATAAGCAACGGCGCGAGCTTTTCCGGCAGCGTAATATCGCGCATCCCGGCAAAGGCGATTAAATCAGTCTCGCCCGCATAGCTGTTCATGTCCGGGGAAGTGGTATCGGTAATAATCATCGTTGCACCCAAAAAGATGGGGCTTACGCCCCATCAGTTACGCACCAGATGGCGCGGTGAAGGTGATCTCCTCACTGGTTTTCACCATGCCATCAACCGTCCCCGTTACCGTAAATTTCCCGGCATTATCAGAGGTCAGTTTCACCGTGGCGCCACCCGCAGAACCGGTCTGTGATCCTGTGGTACTCAGGGTGCCACCTGTAGCCGACCAGACGACAGCCGCCCCGGATACGCCAGCACCGTTACGGATGTATTTCAGGGAGATGGTCACCGCGTCAGCACTGTCAGCAGTTGCGGAGGTTTTATCCGCTGACAGGCTTACTCCCCCGATGCGGATTCCAGTTTGATCAGCACGCCCGCAGTGGACTTGTTGCTGGTGAAATGCTTCTTCCAGTTACCACCCGTGCCGATGGCGGTCAGGTCCGGGTTTTCGCCTTTCGCGGTGTCCCAGCTGTAGCCCAGCAGCTCAACGTTCACCGTACCTTCGGCGCGATAGCCAATCGCAAGGTTTTCCTGATCGTTGATATCGTAGGAACGGAAGCCCGGCGCCTGTGATTCGGTGACGGTAACCGCACCCGCCACCAGCCCCAGAATAGCGGCCGCGTCCATGGTATCGGTCACCAGCACCGGCTTCCCCAGCGTGCCCGGCTGGCCGCCGTACACAACCACGCCCGCTTCTTCGTAGATCTTGCTGGCGATCGCTTCGTCCACAATGTCGAAGTAGGTGGCGGAGTGCATGACGAACAGCACCACACGGTTGAACTTGTCGCCATACTTGCGCAGGCCGCGCGTGAGGGTTTTCTTGCCGTCGGTTTCAATGTCGGCGGTCACCACCATATTCGCATTGGCACCAATGGCCGCCACCAGCGCTTTCAGGCCGTATTTCACATAGCCTTCGAGAGTTGCATCAGCCACATCGACGCCGATCACTTCCGAGAATTCATCAACCGTGCGGCCACGGCGTTTGAAGGCTTCTTCCGTGGTTTCATACGGGCCATATTTCCACGGCGCCTTCACGGATACCGCTTCGCCCGCGCCGATTTTCTTACCAGAAATCTTATCGACTGAGTTCACGTTACGCGATTCGATCGAACCGCCCACTTTGTAGAAGGCGCGCTTGCGGAAGTCGCCTTCAATCAGCTCGTTATCGAGCAGGATTGCGCCGTTGGAAGAGGCGTTGAACACCTCCAGATTATCCTGGCGGCGCTCAAGGAAAGCCGTCTGGGCCAGATCGTCATAGATGACCAGGTCGTTATTAACCGTTGTAGCCATTGAGTAAGTCTCTTATTTAGGGAGTTTGAGGAAGGCCTGCTGGCCATGCTTGCGGATGTAGTCCGCTTTTTCACTGGCGCTCATTTCTGAACGTTTCTGGCTGCCCCCACCGCCTGGCTTGTGTCCACCTGCGCCAGTGCCTTCAGCGCGCGGGAACAGGTGCGGTGCCGTCTCCTTGAGCGACTCCGCCCATTCAAGCGGGCTGAGTGGGGTTTTGCCGTCCTTACCGAACAGAACGTCGCCATTCGCATCAACTGCTACGGCCTCGCCTTCGTCGTTGAGCTGGAATGTGCCTTTGGCACGCAGGATCAGGTCATCGGATGCTTCCGCCAGCGCGCCAGCTTTTGATGCTGCCGCCCGGATGGCATCCCCGAGAACGCGATCCCGGAATTTACCGGAGAACGCTTCGGCTTTATCCGCGCGCTCATTGGCCGCTTTGATCTGCTTATCGACATCGGCGCGCAGGCGCTCGGTGCGTTTATCCAGCACCTCGTCAATCTTTCCGGCAGCGATCAGCTTTGCCTCTTCGTCGTCGGAAAAACGTTGCAGGATGCCGCGCACGGCGTCCGGGTCGATACCGTCAAAGCGCGCCAGGTTGTCTTTCTGCTGTTTAATGGTGCCCAACAGCTCAGAGTTTTTCGTTTTCAGGCCGGTTACCTGAGCGTTAACCTGGTCATCAATCAGCTTCTGAATTTCCGGCGTGATTTCCGTACCGCCACCGCCCCCGCTGCCATTACCGTCGCCTTCAGGTGCGTAAAACTTCAGAAGCATATTTCGAATTAACATAGGGTCCCCTTGGGATTGTTATGGGCCTTGCCCAATAAAAAAGGCTGCCCGAAGGCAGCCATTGCAGAAATTTCGTTACGTCAGCCAAGCGCCTTTAGTTGCGCCAGGCTTATCCATTCGCCTTTATCGGTATACATATCACTGAGCCGGATATCACCGGCGCGGTACATTCGCCCGCGTTCTGGTCCCAGTATCTGATCCTGTCGCTGCGGCGACTGGCGGGCCAGCCAGTCCAGGTAGCTGGTATCCGCCGGAATCTGCCCGTCCATGCTGCCACGGGTGCCTTCGTCCATTTCATCTGCATCAATGCCCAGCTCGCGCCACGATTTGGTGATCAGCGTTTCGGTTGAGCGGCAGCAGAAATGGATGCGTCCCGGCCCCTGAAGGTAGGGCACCTTGTGGTCGACGGGTTTGTTATCCAGGGTGTAACGCAGGCGATCACGGATGATGCATGTCGGCGTGGTTTTGTTGTCCAGCGTGGAGAGCCACTGTTTGCCACTCAGGATATCGCTGTTGGCATCCGCGAAGCTGGCCCGCGCCGTGGCCGCCAGGTGGTTCACCGCCGTTTTGGTGATGCTGGCGGCGTTGGCCCGGCTCATCTGCAAAGCACCGTCCCGATAATCCCTGGCAGCCTGCCCGCGTACCTGCCGCGCGATAGTTTCTGTGGTATCCCCCAGCAGATAGCCCCGGCGCACCGCATTGGTGATACGTGCCATCCGGTCGGCTTCCAGATTACCTGCCCACTCGCTCAGCAGGCGTCCCTGAAAGGGCTGCGCCATTGCCGCCGCGTAAACCATCTCCGGCGTCATACCCTGTAACGGATAACGCTCTTTGACCGGCTGCGGCAGAAGCGCATCAAACAGGCTCAGCTGATAACCCGCCTCGTGCCCGGCCAGCTGCAAAAGCTCATCCGCCAGGCTGTTCTGCATGCCCGCGATAGCCTGCTGGTTAAGCTCGCGCACGCTGCCGAGCAGGCTTTCAAGGCGGCTCACCGTAAACTGGCTGGTGGACAGGCTGTCCATCGCCACCAGCAGGCGCGCGGTAAGTTCGGCGTCGCTGTCGTTTAACAGCTTCACAATGCGGTTTCCCACGCCAGTGCTGTAGCGGCTGATCCAGACAGTGTGGGCTATGGCCTCGTCACGAAGCTGGTCATTTACCGTTGCCATTGTTACCGCCGATCAGGGTAGGTTCAGTGTTATGCAGCTCGTCAATAATATCGTCCGGGCTGTCTGCCGGGTTGATCAGGTCAAGCTTCTGCAACGCCCGGACCATGTCGGTATCGCGGATTGCGCCAGACTGCCAGGCGTTCACAATGGCCGTCACCATGCCGGACTCAGCCACCTTCGCGATAAACTCCTGGTTGATGGCATAAGCTGCCTTTTCGTCACCGACGCCCAGGTATTTCGCACACCAGCCGATCGCCAGCGTGTACGCCTCCGAAACGTTTGACACACAGATGCCGAGAACGGATGTCGAGGACGTTTGCTCACCGCTGGACTGGGTTGCGGTCTTAACGGCTGCGTTCTGCTCAATCAGGCGTGCGCCAAGCTGCACCATGTAGTCGCGCTTGCTATCCATCGCCTCTTTCGCCAGCATATTGGGCTGCGCCTGGGCATAACCAAAGCTGCCCTCTTTCGGCAGAAGCAGCGGCGAACGGGAGCCGATTTTTACTCCCTTCTTCTCCAGGTGATCGCGCCACCCTTCGTCCAGCCCTGTCATGTACGGCTGCACCTGTCCGCAAAACCACACGCTGTCCTCGTAGTCAGCGCTGTTCCGGTAATGGCCGTGATTGATTTCAACCAGCGCCGCCAGCGGAGAGTCATCAATAGCAGGATCGTTGTTCTGCGCGCCGACGAAGGTAAACGGGATCTCGTCCCAGCTTTCTTTGCCTTTGGGTTTCGGCTGATACTCACTGGTGACAGCGTAGGCACCGGAACCCGCCTCGCCGCTGCGACGCCAGACGCGGCAGATGAAAACACCGTTCACCAGCGCCAGCTCACGGTACTGAATTTCATCCTCGAACGCGTAGCCGTTTTCTTTCTCCACGCACTCGCGCAGCACCACCAGCACCAGCCGATCGCGTCCGTTAATGCGCTTCGTGCGCCAGTTGATAATATTCTCGGCCAGATAACGCAGGATGATGGCCTGGCCGCTGCCTTCGGCGTAATCGACATAGAGCCCGTCTCGTGCGACTTCCAGCACGTTCTCTGTCACCAGTTGCGACTGCTGATAAATGCTGGTGCCAGCGCCGTCGGCGTTCTTCAGGAGATAGCTCAGTTTATCCGGCGCGGAAAAGGTCGGATCCTTTCTGAATGCCAGCCCTAGCAGACCGATTTTCGTGTTGCCGGTGATGGCATAAAATACGGCGCGGCTGAGATAGTCATCATTGCGCCTGCGGTTACGGGCAGATTTGTCTGCGAGATCGAGGTAAGGCAGATAATCTTTGCCCGGCTCTTTTACCGCCTCTGCACCTTTGCAAAAATCCCTGATTTTCTTCCAGACAGCGCAAGCTGCCCGGTGTTCAGGACGAACCCAGGTGATGTCGTTATTAGCCATATCAGAAGGTGGTATCCATAGTGATTGAGTAAGCGGGCTTGATAATCGGGAACTGCTTCACGATGTAATAGCCGCCTGCGTCATTGGGGTGGTCGTTATCTGACTTCTTATCCGGCTCGCCCGTTTTTTCGTCCCAGACCTGCTGCTCCAGCGATTCGGTATACACCGGGCAGCGCTTCACGTTCACCCGGTAGCGTCGCTCACCGTTCCCGTTGCAGAACATGGCGTTCATGGAGTTCACGCGGTCTTTAACCGGCGGGTTGCTGGCGTTCACCACCACGTTAAAGCCAGCCTGTTTAAGCTGGGCAATATCCGTGGCGCTGGCGTTGCTGGATTTGCGGGAGTCGCCCGAGGCGTCCGGGTAGATATAAATTTCGCGCACTTTGCGGTAATCGTTGCCGTCGTAGAGCCAGAAGCGCTCTTTGATGATGCGGATGATATCCGGCGTATCGTAGGCGTTGATGATTTCAGTCACTGCGCATGGAAGCCCGAGGCGCAGAACGTGAACGATCCCGGCCATCTTCCCGACGTTGAAGTCCATACCGATATAAAGCGGCTCGCCGGGCTGTTCTTCCTCTTCACTGTTATTCAGCCTGCGGTCGAACTGGTGGTAAATGGTGCCGCTTATCAGGTTGGTGAACTGCCCGCGTAGATACGCCTTGATCAGTTCCGGCGGGTAGCTCGCCAGCAGCGACGGGATATAGTCATCCGGCAGGTTCGCTTCGTTATCAAAAGTGGAGGCCTGCACCAGCCCGTAAAGCGTCGTCAGCGCGGGTTTATCGCGTACCTCTTTCACGAACTGCTGATAGACGAACTTAAAACCCTCTGGCGTGGTGGTGACATCTATGCCGTTACGCAGGCCCGCAACCTTGTAACGCATACGGGCGATGATTTTTCGCCACGCCTGCTGCGCTTTCTTCGCTGGCATGACGTCCAGCTCGTCCACCAGCGCATTACCGATTTTGAAACCGACGATAGTGCCCGGCTTCTCCATTGAGCGACAGATAGTCGTTCCCCGGTACTGCTGTCCGGCGTAGAAATGGACCTCTTTATTGCCCTCGTTGATTTTGACCTTCATACCCCAGTCGAATGCCACTTCTTCCACCGTTGGGTAGAAGATGTCGCGGATCTGCGGGTAGGTCGGTGCAAAGTAGCCCTGGTTGATTCTGGGATGTTCCCACATCCCCTTGCAGATACCGCCACAGCCCACCCACGTTTTACCGGAGCCAAAACCCGCCACGTACGCTTTGAATTTATGCGGCATCGCCAGAAACTGCGCCTGCGGCACGTTAAGGGTCGGCGATATCATCGTCATTCCTTACGCGTGCATCCGCGACATTGATATTAATTGCCACGGGCAGCGGCACCTCGTCTTCCGGATCGGCAGCCAGCTCTTTGCGGAGTTTTTCCACTTCCAGCCGGCGGCGCTCGATTTCGATTTGCTGGAGCTGCTGTGCAAACTCACTGTCGGCCAGGCCAAGCCTTTTCATCACGGCTTCATACATACGCTCTCGGCTGATGGCGGTTATCTCAACGCCGCTTTTGCCGAGCTTCAGGCCGGAGTACGCCAGGCGGGAAACAGACGGCAGTTTACGGGTATCAGCGAAGTAAGGCTGGCCGATGCCATCGCCATTACAGCGCGGGCATGCCGGATTAGGCTCCCGGTTGTGGTCGTAGCCATAACCGCCGACATCGACCGGTTCACGTTTATTGCGCTCGGTTGCCTCCAGTCGCTTTTCCTCAAACTCCACTATGTCGCGCCACTGGTAGTTGTGACCGAAGCCCCAGCAGTAGCGGCATGCGCCACGGCGATACTGCGAAAGTTCGTTGGCATCGAACGTGGCGAGCTGCCACATCTGCGCCAGCACCTCATCGGCACTTGACAGCGTGCGCGCAAGTGAGGCTCTCTGCTGCTGCGCAATAGCCTGCGCAACGTGAGGAATCGTGAGGAGCTGACGCCCATAACTGGCATCGCTGTAACCTGCTCTTGAAGCGGCAGCCGTTGCGTTCTGGTCAACGAGATATTCAGCAACGAAGCGCTTTTGCTGGGCGGTCAGTTCGCTTTCCACCAGCTCATCAGCACTCTTTTCTTTCTGCGCGCTGCGCACTTTTTTCTGCGCAGATTTTTGCGCAGTTTGCGCAGCTGGTTTTTTGATATGACGGCGGGCGGTGGCGTAGTTCAGTCCCTGCGCCTCACACCAGTCTTTTGGGGAAATGCCGGTGCTGGCATGATCGGACAGGAACCGCGTCTGTAGCTCGCCCCAGTCCGGTTTAGCCATGGTTCTTTTCCTGTGATTAAAGCCATTACGATGCCCACCAGCGGAAGGCACTGGAATGGCAGCCAAAAGCAACAATCAATGTCGGTAGCTTGATGCAAATTTGTTTAGCTAGAACACTTCCGATTTAAAACACAAAGTCCTTAGAGTTGAGCAGTAATATCAGCAACATATGGTGTTACTGAAACTTCACTAAAACCCTTAAACATAAGGAGGCTTATCATGAACATTCAGAATAAAATCAATACGATACTGCTGTGTGACATAGTCAAACATCTTGGCATTGAATCAGAGATCGATACAGATTTAGTCAAACATGCGATTACATCCGGCAATTTATGGATGCTTAACGCTGAGTACTCGTTATTGGATGAAGAGGAATCACCTAAACAGGCTCGTGACTTTATTATTGAAGTTCTAAATATGTATCGCGGCTTATCGTCTGCACTAAGAAAGCTACCACAATCAACTCAGAACAATTTAGTGGAACGGTATGAATTGCGCATTGAAGGTGGTGCAATTCAGATACCCGGGTTTGATGGAAATAATGAAGCGACATACTTTTCAATCGTTGAAGCCTTTTTGAAAATGAACAAATTCGTTGAGCAAAAGGAGCCTATCAACGACACACATTCAGAAACAGTAGAGCAATATGCTGAAATGTTGCAGGTTTATAAAAAATACGATGCCTTTCATCGAAGCTTCAAGCTTGAAGTTGAAGAAATTGCTTCAGTACTCGCCCTTGCACCCAAATCAGCTTGATAGATAATGCTAAAGCCCTTGCTGAAAGGGCTTTAATAGGCGTCATGAAATACACCTTATGATCACTTTACCATACCGAGTGCGCCGCTTAATCTCTCCGTTTTCAGCTATCACACGGTTACCTTCATCAGTAACAGCTTCTATCACTTCCCCTTTCTCATCCGCAGTTAGGCAATATCTCACCTCTTCACCGTCGATAAAGACACGGTAACGCTCGCGGCTTGGGTCAATCTTTTGACCGGGATCGTTGTCGAGTACAGTTATGCGCGTTGTTAACGACCTCGCGTATACAGCAGGCCGCCAGGCTTCAAAGCATTGCGGATGACTTCGAGCGCCGCCTCATTGACAGCCTCGCGAATTTCGTCAGAAAGGCGGATCTTGAACTGGGTGCCGCTCATATTTACCTCAAACTTTTCAGCAAGAAGTTTTACCTGCTTTTTACCATTCTCTACAGCGACAGCTATACCAGCGGCGTAACGGCGTCCGTTCTCGTCGGTGTTTACCTTCGTTGACCATTTGGCTATGGTTATGCCATTGCAGATAAAAGCATCTTTGATGAACACCTCTCCGTCTTTAATGGTAAACGGCGAGGCATCCTTTAGGCTATCAAGCACGTAATCAGCGATTTCTTGTGAGTCAGCCGATGTCACACCATCAATCCAGTCTCCGATGCGCCAGTCTCGGGTAGAGCCATCAGCCGCAACAGGACGCAGGCGCACCTGCAGTCGCTCACCGGCTTTACGCCCGGAAATCAGGAGCCCTGTAACCGGCCAACTAATGACCTCTTTCACAAGACGGTCATCTGCAAGGAGGTATTGCAGTTCAAGCTGAGAACCCCAGAAGCTTAAATCAGGCCATTTCCATTCGACGTTTACACCGAATGGCTTTGGTGTCGTTGTTACACAGGGAATGCTCAAACATTCAGTCATAGTGGTTTCCTTTTAGGCGTGAGCCTGTCGCACGGCAAAGCCGCCGAAAGTTAACGGCTTGCCCAGGCTCACTGCTGAAAGACTTTCTTCGATATACGCGTGCGAGGCGCATAAAAAAAGCCACCAGCGGGTGCCAGTGGCTTGGTAGTCAAAGACGGTTAAATCACATTTATAACTTTAGATTTCTTGAATTATTACAAGGTGCAATAAATGGAAAGCTATATAAAGCATCTTAGTATGTATTGCAAAACACCTGCGTTCCTATCTGGTTACAGTAAGTTTGCTTAGGCTGCATTGCTCGCATTGATTGATTAAAACTTTGCAAATTCTGCTGACGTATTTGTTCATCGTTCATTTTCTTTTGATAATCAGCAGATGCGTCTGTAGCATAACCGTCTGTATTAGGGCGCTCGAGAGTGAGCTTAATTCCATTCGGAAAGCTTGTTGTGTCTATATGTTGCCTGTAATTTTCAGTTGCCCCGCTAGTCCATACTGCCTGACATGCCTGCGTATACAAATCTCCACTCCCATCAATAATAGTTTTTGGGTAATAGAGATCTAATGGTGTGTATCCTTTCTGCGTGCCATTACAAATGACCATTGCCGATTGAGGCGTGCTGTCGTACTGCACGAGATAGCCAGAAGAAGCACATCCTGTAATCAATATCACAGAAACTACACAAGTTAATTTAATGAGTTTATGCATGAAACCCCACCGCAACCTATTCATATTATTGTTAATTGAGGCAGGATTCTAACTCAAGTTTTTTCATTTTGCGTGTCTATGTGACCAAATAATTCGGTAAGACAACTCATGCTTCCGATTAAATACAGGCACTCAGTGAATACCTGCTGTAATGCCTTAGCAGTCGGCGTCAGGCCGGGAAACAGAGCGGCAGGCCGACATGCACGCCACTTTAATATCCATTTCAGCCTTGCGGATCCACTCAACGGATTCCCAATCCTGCGTAGCGTTAGGAGAGATGTCACCTGCGTGCTCTCGCAGCAACTGGATAAACTGGCGGCTCAGTTCCTTGAACTGGTTCATCTTGCCGATCTCGCCATGAGACAGTGTGCGGTAGCCCTTAACGGTGCTGCCGTCCTGCGGTTTTGCTTCGCTCATTGTTTTACCTGTGAGTTAATGGGCCAGTGTTGCGACGCTTCACAGCGTGGCTAACCGTGTTGTGCAGAGTGGATAACATCATCAGGCGCTCTGCTCGAAAGCGCCTTGTGATGTCAGCCACATCACCGGAGTGGCCACGCTCATGCCTTTGAGTTGCTGTCGCTCATTGCCGCTCATAACCGGTACGCGTCTGGCGTTCGCGCTGCTTTACCGGCATACCCTTTTCCTCGATTAACCCTGACCAGCGGTATGTCGCAGTTCGGACCTGCGTCTGGCTCTCTCAATGAGACTCGGGGACAGGTCATTGCCCTGTCACTGCCGCCATATGGCTGCTGCGGTATTTCCGCTTTAGTGCTTCATGCTTTTCTCCCGGCAATAAAAAGGCCGCCCGGAGGCGGCTTGGCTATTCATGCACAGTCATTGCAGTAGTAGTCATCATCACGAGCTATAGTTGCTGGTCTCTTTCTGCACCTTTCGCATATCTGACCATGGGGGACATGCGCATAGTCGTTGTACTCCAAGTCGTCGTCATCTTCTTCATCACGCTCACCTTCATCGTAATCTTCATCATATTCTTCATCGTAATCTGACATGCAGGTCCCCCCCTTATAATTGGAGTCCATAGATTACCGTTAAGATTATTCTTGGTGAAGTGAAACTAGTCACTCCAAGCATTTGCTCTGCTTCACAGTAGTGCTTAGCCACGAAAGGCTTTCCCGTCAGCAAGATTGGATCACCTCACTTCTCTCGGGCGAGAATGCACAGGCCATTATCAAGCGCCTCGGGTGAGACGCTTTGTAATGGCAATAAAAAGGCCGCCCGGAGGCGGCCTGATGAGTGAGTGGCTACAAAGAAGGTGGCCTTTTTTTTAAAAGCTCGTTCGCATGCTGACACTTTTCTTCCAGGAGTTTCATACGGTCTGACACTTCTCTCGTCGGACAATTTGTGACGATGCAATACCCTTCAATCCACGACTTTTCATTTTCTTGAGTGAACAGGCTTTCAAATATCTCAACCCAGTCACTGTTTGGAACGCGCTCAAGCTCAAAGAACTTCAGCACCCCACTCCCACGAAGCGTTCTGTGTTCGTCTAACCCTAGAATTTTCAAAACCAGTTCCCGATTTATTTTTATGGGTACTTAATATCACCAACCTAAGATTATTCCTATAACCTAAAATGATAGGTGCATGGGATTTTGCTTTTTCACGCTCTCCGGGTCAGACGATTCATAATCACTTAACCGCAGCGAAGGTAATGATGTAAAAGGCCACCTGTTCGAAAGCGTCTCTGGCTGCTCACTTCACCGCGTTATACCAGGCCTGCCAGCGGTATTTGTCCAGTCGCAGCTGGCGCAGGCATTCCGCCGTCTCAATGTCCGCCTGCAGATCTGCATCGCTGTCTGCACCAGCATCACTTGCCATGCACGGGGGCTGCATCAAATCCGCTGATGGAGTTGGCAGCGTCGATAGCGCGTTGCCGCAGCCGGACAGACTCATCATCAAAATCACATACGGTACGATTCGGATCCTGGACATATTTCACCACGTCGCGGGTTATGGTTCGGTAGATGATTCGGCCTTCATCGTTGGCTTGCGCGGCCTTCTGCTCAACAGGCTGAATAGCCTTCTCAGCTTTTGCCCGCTTATCGGCGGCCAGAGTGTTAATGTGGTCGGCGTGAGCATACCAGCCATTAAGGTAACGTAGCTCGCCATAGCCAATAGAAAGCAGCATGACCAGGAGAGCGAACAGCAGAATCGTTCGAGCGCTAAAGGTCATCCTTTCCCTCCGCCAGGCACATACTGCGCTCCATCTCGCGCCGGTTCTGGAGGCCCTTCCACTTCATGCCACCAGCGTAAAACCAGCGGCGCATTTCCTCGCACGCTCCGGCGTAATCGCCTTTGTTCAGCTTACGCAGCAGCGTGGATTTCGAGAACGCGTCAGACCCGACGTTGAACACGAAGCTGTAGAGCGCGGCACGCTGATATTCGCCCAGCGGCACCTTAACCAGGCTATCCACTGTTCGCTTGGCTGGCTGCAAGTCTTTCCACAGCAGCTGATCGCACTCGCGATCGGTGTACCGCTTACCTCGGACGATGTCCCGGCCTGTATGACCATCGCAGACGGTCCACACCCCGGCGACGTCTTTATAGGCTTCGTACTTCCGTCCCTCGACGCCATCCTGTCCGCCGAGAAATAACGAGGCGATCAGCATTGCACCACCACCAGCGGCGGCAATGAGTTTTTTACGCAGGCTGATGGTCATAGGCATGTTATTCATCCCCCACTTTTACCGCCGGGCCATACTTCTCCAGCGCTTTTACCTGCGCGTTGGCGACCTTGCGTTTGAAGTACCAGTTAATAAGCCCGGTAATGATGATGCCCGCGATACCGGCCAGCACGCCGACGGCACTCCACTCATCAGGACTAAGTTTTGTCAGAACACCGTTCAGGATGGTGCCGCCGGACGTGCCAAGCGCGACACCGGTTACGAGTTTGCTCATATGGGACATATCTCTCACCTCCGATTAGTCGGGGTGCTGTGTGCTATAAATAGGAACGCCCGGTAAAAGCCGGGTCACGGGAAGTTTTAATACGTAATTCTGGAGAGATAAAAATGATGCAAAGGATAAGGACGCTCAGCCTGATTTGTTGTATTGGGTTAACCGGTTGTGTGGTCGCAGATATGGACTCAAGTAATTATCGCTATTTTCCGTATGTTCAGACGTTTCAGAAACCACAGACCATGGGTCATACCAACGTACAACAGCGCCGAAATGATTTGTATAGCTGCGGCGTTGACAGAAAATATTCTCTGAACTCATGGGATGAAGAATTTAGACGTAACATGCTGGAGTCCGGAGAGACGGAGGAACAGCTAGACGCACGAACCAAAAAAGTAGAAGACTGCATGAAGTCAAAAGGTTACGTAATTCATGGCTTCGCAAAATGCGGTCCGCTAAAAAAGCCCAGCGGGTTATGCAACTGACAAGCGAGTGCTTAAGCTTTCTATCTGCCAAAACAGCCTGCCCGGATAAGCAGCCCAGAAGTAGCAAAGAAATATTGATGGCGGTCAGCAGTTCGTAAATGCTGGCATCATTGAGTCCGTGGCCACCGCAGCGGATCAGGATACAGGTTCGGACATTTAGCCGCCTCGTCATTGCTGTGGATCCTCTCAGTTGAGGGGAAGAAAGAGGCCACCAGCAGGCGACCAAATGCACTCTGTCAAAGGCCGCCGTGATGCGACCTTTTGCAAAGAGCTATTTTTTGATTTGAACGGCCAGAATCGGGAATCAAGCAGCATGGCGAGGGTATGAAAAGGCCTCACCGGGAACCCGGTGAAGCATTTGGTTTAAAGTGGTGGTATCAACGGACCGTCTAACACCTCGACTTCGTCGTTGTTGCATATGTCACAACCACGCGTCAAATACCAGACACCCTTAACCATCTTGCCGGAGAGCATGTCTTCCACCTGTTCATTTTGAAAATAAGCAACCTGGACGACATTGACATGACGTATCCAGTAAAAGCCTTCTCTCATATTTCTACCTCCTCTTGCCTGTAAGTCCCTATCCAAATCCATTTACCGGGTTTAAGAGAAAATATAAGACATAACCGGCATCAGGGCAGACAATGAAGTTATCGCGTATAAAAAATTTTAATGGTCCGCCATCGAGGACTCGAACCCCGAACCGCAGAGGTAGAAGCTCTGTGCTCTCTCCCGTTGAGCTAATGGCGGATAAAAAAAAGACCTGCTCGGATAAACAGGTCTCAAATCAGGTAGAGTGTGTCTGGTGCCGGGTGCCTCCCGGTGAGACGCTGACTGGCTTCATCGTCCCGCATGCATATATATCAACAAAGGTAGCCAGTATTGCCCCTCCGCACAGGGGGATTCACCATGCCATTATTGGAATATGGACTGTCAAAGAATGCACTTTGAGCATAGCCCTGCCAGCCCGGTATGCAATACAGCTTAAAAGCGACTTTTCAGAACTGGGAAGGCCGTCAAAAAAGCGTTATTTTGTTGCCTTAAGCAATGGCAGGAGCAACACAACCACACCGGCCACCAGCACGCCGTCAGCCAGAATCGACATCAACTTGCTGGTAAAGTCGACAGCGATTACCAGGAACAGCAGCACACCAGCGCCGGCCCAGCGAAGCTTTGCCATTACAGGTGATTTTCCAGACGCAGGCCGAGGGCGTTGGCGATCTCTTCCAGCACCTTACGCTCTTCAGGCTCTACTTCCCCATCAGCTTCAGCAATGGCTACCGCCACGTCGAGAACGTCTTCTGCTTCGCGGGTGTCGTGCTTAACATCTTCAATCTCGCGCAGCGCTGCCCGGCGACCAATCTTAAAGTTGGTGTCCAGTTGGCCGACTATCGTTGCGCTGATAGCGTTAATTTCAGAGGTGAACGCGGCCAGTGATGGCTGGTTACGCAGCACCTGTTCGATCTTCGCTTTCTCTGACGCTTCACATTCCCCATCAGCGTATGCCACCAGATAAGCGGCATTCACCACCGCCTGAGCCAGATCGCGCTTTTCGAACTTCTTGATATCGCTAACTGCTTTACGTGCTTTTTTACCGAAACCGAACATAGTGACTTTCCTTTTAGGGGGTGAGCCAGCGCTCAGAAATGGTCAGCCCACAGAGACGGTCACACCGACCATCACTCTGGCTCACCTCTGAAAGGCTCTGTGGTTGAATTGCGCCGAGCGTGGCGCGAAGAAATGCAGGCATAAAAAAACCCGCTCGACGGCGGGTTTGATATCGTGCAGGCGTAATATCCCACGATTTGAAGTCTACACGACAACTTCGGACAAAATCAAGTAGTAGGTCGATAAAATGCTAAATATTGTCTTTATCTTCACGAGTTAAGGTGGCTCGCTGGAATTCCCTGTCGGCCTTCCCTTCTTCATGGTGACAAATTCCCACCAGCACCTCAAGAAAGGGCTTCCAGTTGCGGGTCCATGTCCTCACATGCAGATCCGGCAGATGCCTCAGAATCGCTTTGTGCGCAGCGGTCGAGGGTACAGATGAGAAGCCATTTCCAGAACAACGCTCACAGGTTTTGAATACGGGTACGCCCTTTTCCTTTGTTGCTACACGGTCGAGCACTTCGCCTTTCCCGCCGCAGCGGCACCGGGCGTGGATCACGCCCTTTCCGCCGCACGTTGCGCAGGTGTGCTTTACCTGCTCACGCTTGATCTTTGGGGCCACCACTTCAGCACCGTCCGCATCGAAAATCCCAGGATGCTTGATTACATCCTCAAGCAGGGAAGTCAAACCGGTACCGCCGCAGCTGCTGCACGCCTCGCTGGTGGCCGCCGAACGGGAATAATCAGCAAAGGCAAATTGCGCCAGTATCTGCATGCACCAGCCGAACTCACCACCAGCTGCTTTACGCACGTTCTTTGGAGCGGAATCCATCGCATAACGGGCCAGCGCCTGTACCGCCATCTGCTCATCCGTTTTGCTGATCCCGGCCTTGCCGAAGAATGCCGCCAGGCCGAACCGGGCGCGGCTGCTGGTGGTTCCAATGGCCGCCATAATATCAGTGCCGGTTATCCGTTCCGGCGAGGTGCCTTTCACATTGTCGCTGATGTGCATTCCCTGAGGGCTGAAATGTTTGAGTGATGCTTCGAGTTTCATGCGGCCACCTGCTTTTTTAGTTCTTTAAGTTTTGCGCGGTACTCATCACGGATCTGTATGTAGTCGTCGCGCTTCAATTTCGGTAATTCGTGTGGCCCCATCAGAGCATCAAAGCGGGCCTGGCCAATCTTCTGTATAAGCGCTGGCCGATAATTGATCAGGTTACCTGAGAGGTGGTTATTGCAGGCTGAGCACTGCTTGTGACAGTTATCCTCGTAGAACCGTAATTCTGGATTGGCACCAGTCGTTCGGAAGTGCCCGGCATGGTACTGCCCATCATGGTGGCGACCACAGCTGATGCACGGTAAGTGGCGATCCCGGTACCGGATGAACTCGTTGAATGCCTGCTGGGCTTGTTTGACGAAGTAACTGAGTTTCTTCACTGCCTGGCGGCGTTCGGCCTGCAGTGTACGCTGCTCTTTCTCCTCTTCGCGCTGGCGTTTCTTCTCTGCACGCTGCGCCTCAGCCCGGTTCTTTGCGGTCTGCTCTTTGGCTATGACGGTGGCGCACTCGTAGCAGCAAACTACCTGACCGTCACGCACCGGGTGAAACCACTGACGACATTCTTTGTTTGCGCACTTACGGCGGGGTTTCTTTTTCAGAATGGCAGGCATTGTTGGCCACCTCCCTGAATTGCGTTCAGCTCCCTGCGATGCTCGTTCAGATAGCTGTTCCAGTGAGCTTTTCGAATAATGGCAGCCTGTTCTTCAAGCAGGGCTGGTTCACGAATAGCCTTACCTTTTCGATTTTGGTCTTCCCGGATAACACCACCATTCATATGCAGCGCCTGGCAGAGCGGACAAAAATCTCGGGTTTCCATGCCACCTGCTTTCCCTGAGAAGAAGATATTGCCGTGCCATGTCCCGCATTCAGCACATATCGGCGCATCGCACGTGAAGATGCCTCGTACATTGCTGAGGTGATGGTATTCATCCTCATCTGCATCCCAGCCAATAATCCCGTCGCATAACAGGGTCGCAGGTTTGCCGCAGAACAGGCATTTCGATGATTTAGCCACGCTCACCCCCACGCCTTGCTTTGCCAGACCCGGCTCGGGCGCGGCGGCTTATTGCCTTCAGGCAGGCGGGCGCTAACAGTCCAGGTGATGTAATCGGGATTAAGGCTGCGCTCAGCTATGACGCCGCGGCGTCGGTAATCCACCAGCAGCTGTTCAGCCTGTTGCGTGGTGCAGTCGGTGTGATGGAACCAGGTCTCTTTCATCGACTCAGCTCCCGAAGCTCATCAGCTGCGCAGCGGCGTTCTCTGCCTCCGCCTGGCTGCGGAATGCGCGGGAGAGGATCCAGCGCCACAGCACATCGAGCGCTGCGCGATAGAGCTGCTGGAACTCGGTTTCGTCCATGCTGGCGAACGCGATGCTGCGGGGGTGCTTGCGGAGTGTGCCGTCAGGCAGCTGGATGGCGTCGTAGTGGCCCGCCTCTACGATCACCCAGGAGCGGTAGGCGTCGAACGATTTGCAAATGCTGATGCTACCGGCGCGTCGGTCAGCGATACGTGCAAGATACTGCTCAGCGGCATCCATTAACGCGGGTTCGCTGCCGCCGAACGTTGCGAGGTATTTTGCATACCCGGTCACCAGCTTACGCTCGTTTGAAGAGATGGCCCCGCCTGTAGGTTCCCAGTATTCGAAACCGAGATTTAGCAGCGCGAAAAATTTACGATGGAATGCCGGGTTACGCAGCTGGCGAAACTCTGCTTCGAGAACCGCGCCGAGCTTACATTTTGAATGCAGAAAGTCGCTGGTCTCCGGCGTGGCGGGGATCAGGATATTAGAGGAATGCTTGATAAGTTGTAATTGCGCCATGGTGTTCACTCCGTGGCGCAGCAGGTTTACCGGCTGTTCAGACCGATGAGATCATATTATCAGATGGGACATCAATACGATAGCCAAGACCCGTGAGGAATTGCACAACGGCATTTGGAGTGAAAATTATTTCTTCATCCAGCAGCGGGCGCATAGAGATCAACCCTCCACTTCGGTAGACAAGAAAGCGGTCTCCACCCGGAAAACTGCACATCACTGCCCCATCAGCCCGCCGGACAACATCGTACCAGTCATCATCTGATGGATTTAAATCACTATCACCCACGTTATCCCCCCTGTTCAGCCTTAAAACTTAGCTCGCACAACTCAGTAAAACCAGTCGTCTGCGCTTTCCCAGGTTTCTTGCAGGATCGTCTCTACTGCTTTTTTTTGCTCTTTATCTCCACCCATAACGCTGAGGCTATCAGTCGAAGCGCGACGCACTGTCAATTTGCATTCTGAGAACTGATTGTTTAATCGTTTTGATAGCTCGCTCTCAAGAGCTGACATCGCGCCATCAGGCAGTTTTTTTGTACGTTCAATGGTTACTTCAACACGCATAATGTTCCCTCCCACTGGAATTACTGTATAAATAAACAGTACACGCAATGATGAGAATGATCAACTTGTTAAGAGCACAAAAAGTATAGTGCCGACATTTTTGTCTTTCTGTAAGCCATTGAATAGAAAGCTACCGCGAGTGTCAGGTATGATTTGGTATGTTTTTCCTTATATCTGCTTTTTACCAATCGCGGAAGTTGATAACGACAAAGTTTTTTTCAATGAAGATCACTTAGAGATGGGTGTAATATTCACGCAATTATTTCTTAAAGAGATGAATTTATGATCAGCCTTGTTAAACATCCATTACTTGCGCTTTTGTTACTGACTGGCGCAGCCCAAGCTTCGTATGAATCTAATGCAGAAGATGCAAAAGTTGAGATGGGAAAAGCATTTTACAAGATGGGTGTTCTTACTCAGTCCTTCACCGAAAAAGGTAAATTACAGGGTGAAGCTTTGGGTTATGAATTCGCCAACAAATTTACTTTCAAGATGGACGATTTTATTGGTAGTGGTGTTAATGCTGGTGCGTCCTGTGCAGACATTGCCCAGAAACTTGACGAGCAATTAATTACCCCGTTCTCAGAACATATGAGAGCGGAAAGCGGTAACGTCAGCCCGAAGGTTTCTCCAACTGTAGCTGACAAATTTGTGACGAAGTTCAGAAAAGCTTCTCTCAAATATACAACCAACCGCTGCGAGTATCTTAATGAATAAAAGATGCTGTAGTGCCTTCTAAGCATCCCGTTAAGCGGGTAATGCGCTTTTAAATTTCTGTCCTAGCGTGCCCTAATTTTCGCGATGTATGCTTCTTGCGCAAAGCCGCCCTTAACTTAGGGCAGCTTAAAAGTTATTATGCAGCCTTCTCTTTCACTAAGCACATCTCCGGCAGGTTTGCCCGCACTAACGCTTCCGCGAACGGCGGCAGCACCGCATTGCCGCATCTGGCCATCTGCTTGTCTTTGGCGTACTTCGTCCCGGTATAGTTCTAGTCGATGATATACCAGTCCGGGAATCCCTGAGCACGATACAGCTCAACTGGCTGAAGCATGCGCATTCCGATATCTACGATGCGATAAAGCACGTCGTCAATCGTCACCAGCCCGTCGCTCTCCTCGCCGCAGTATTTCCGCACGTAAGTGCATCCGATGATGGCGATTTGTCGTAGCTTATCTAGCGCCAGTTCATGCCTTCAGCGAACATCGTTATTCCCCTGCTCATGGAACACGCTGTACAAATAACCTTGTTAACAAGCAAGCAAAAATTGCAATAATGCTTGCTGATAGATTTTTCACATACGATAATGGCTTCATCAATTATCTAAGGAGTCCATTATGACCATTGAAGACGAATCTCCTCAGGCTAAGGGTGGAAAAGCTCGCGCAGAGAAAATGACTGCGAATGAACGAAAAGAAGTTGCCCAGAACGCAGCCAACAAACGCTGGCAAAGGATCAAAACAAACCTTCCTTCTGCCCAATTTGAAGGTGTTCTAAAAATTAATGACACTGAACTGGAGGTGGCTGTACTCAACAATGGGAAGCGAATAATTTCTCAATCATCCGTTTTTAAAGCATTAGGGCGGCCAAGTCGAGGCGTGAGAGCCACACTGGATGGTGAGATCATACTGCCTGCTTTCATGGATGCCGCCAACCTTGTTCCATATATTAATCAAGATCTTATGGAGGTGATCAAACGAGAGCGATTTTTAGACAATTCAGGAGCTGAGCTTGAGGGTTATGATGCATCAATACTTCCACTGGTATGTGATGCTTATTTAAAAGCCAGACAGGATGGTGCGCTAAAAACAAACCAGATGGATACAGCTCAAAAAGCAGAAATCTTGGTTCGTTCGCTTGCAAAAGTCGGCATCATCGCTCTGGTTGATGAAGCGACAGGCTATCAAGAAATTCGCCCCAAGGATGCTTTACAGGCCTACTTAGACAAAATAATTAGCAAGGAACTTTCTGCTTGGGCTAAAAAATTTCCTGACGAGTTTTACGAAAACATTTACAAGCTGAAAAATTGGCCTTGGGCTGGAATGAGCAAGAACCGGTTTAGTGTAGTTGCCCATTATACCCGGGATCTTGTTTATGAGCGCCTCGGCGACTCTATTCTTCAGGAACTTGAGAAAAAAACGCCAAAACAATTGAATGGCCAACGGAAAAGCAAAATGCATCAATGGCTTACTGATGATGTCGGCAATCCCATGTTATCCCAACACTTGCATTCTTTAATTATGGTGCAGCGTTTAGCCATCGCCAATGGATATGGATGGAATAGGTTTATTAAAATGGTTGATCAAGTCATGCCACGCAAGGGCGGTACTTTTGAGCTTGAACTTAACGATACTTCACTTGATTAATTCTCCTGATGTTTACGCCCATAATGTCATAAACATTGGGAGTGAATGTACCCTTGTAATACGACTCAGCTCTTTTTTGATTACTGATGATTCCGGGCCTTATGCCGAGAATATTTCGTCCATCAGCATAGCTTACGTTCGCCGGTACGGGCATTTTTTCGAGCCATAGCCGGTTAGGCGCTTGTGGTGCGCCGGGAAATCCCCGGCGCTTTCAACCTGTGCTTAGACCAGTCCGACCACAGCGGGCCACACAGTTTCCGGCACCTCCACCAGCAGCAGGTTTTCTAGTTCCGCAATCCGGCGGCAGGAGTATTGCAGTAACGGATCCACTACTTTACCTCCTGCTTCGGCGCTGCTGGCAATGGGGTCAATGATTTTTCAGGTACTCCGGCAAACCCGCCACGCTCCATTTTGACGACTACTGAATCTCCATCATATGCGACAACCCGACACTTACGTTTTTCCCATTTCGATGTGTGTATGCAACGGGTTCCTGGCTTAAACATTGTTCACCTCCCCGGCGCGTAGTTGTGCAGCAGCACCAAAGCACAATTCAATAGCATCGTGATAAGCCATGCGATCATTTTCCGGCAGATGCTGAATATTCTGTTTGATGTGCACCGTTGCGCACTCAACACCCTGCGCTTTCAGCTCGCTAACCGCTGCTGCTGTGGCCGGATGGCGCAGAACTTCCAGCGCGTCATGTAGCAGCGCAGAAGCCGGATTCAGGGAGTTCTTAACCGGCCTGATGCCGCTTGCGCTGTATTGCCAGACCAGTCGCCCAATGATGTCTGCGCGGGCCACGTTGTCTGCCGCCAGGGTGTCGCACTGCTTAGACTTTTCACGCAGCGCTATTGTGGTGCAGTCCAGGCGTTCGGCCAGCTGCGTGACCATCTTCGCCATATCGATGATCGGTGTGTCGCTCGACATCAGGCGCGCGAACTCATGCCCCGCAGCAACAAGTTCTTTGTTGTTTTTTGCTTCACTCATGACCGTGCACTCCCGAAAATTTTATGAATCTGATAGCCCTGCCAGTTCTGGCGACACACTGTTGCTACTGACGGCGGTTCCTGCTGCGTTTTCACCATACAAACACTCACTACTGGCTTCGCAGCAGGGGGTGCTTTCGGGGGCTTTGGCGGTTTCACTTTTGCCTGCCAGCGCTGCAAAAGCCGGTACTCAGGGTGGCGGGCCTTGCCGATATTTTTGATAATGCCGATCCGCACCAGGCGGCCCAGGATGGTGTGAGTGTGCTTGTTGCTCCAGCCGAGTTTCCGCTCCAGCTGAAGCGGCGTTGCGGTTTTGTTTGCATCGAGAAATGCGATTACCGCCAGTTGGTCTTTGCTACGCATTGTTACCTCACTTAGCGATACGGAGGTGGCTAACGTTTTTGCGATAGCTTCCCCAGTCGAAATTTACCCACATGCCGCCGTCCATCTGGAGGCGGTCCATAACGCGTGCGCCGAGTGTGTCAACCAGTTCGCCGTGGTTCAGATTGGTCAGGATGCCGACCGGGCGCATGGAAGAAAGGCGACGGTCGATGACCTGGTTGATGATCACCTTCTCACCACTGGAGCCACGCTGTATTCCGACTTCGTCCAGTACCAGGAGATCGACGTTGCACAGGTCGTTCAGCAATGACGATTCGGACTGTCCGTCGTCATAGCACTCGCGGACCCGGAGCATCAGGTCAGGGATGGTCACCACCAGAACGGAGTGGCCAGCAGCCAGCAGGTGGTTTCCGATTGCTGCCGCAAGATGATTTTTCCCGGTGCCCGGCGCGCCGCTGAAGACGAAACTGGCGAATCCTTCTCCGCCGAAGTTCTGCGCGTAGCTTTTCGCCATGCTGTACGCCTGGCGCTGCTCCGGGCACGACACGTCGTAGTTTGCAAACGAACAGCTGCGGTGCAGGGCCTGTATGCCGGCGCGGCCAAAAATCTTCTCCGACCGTGCGCGCTGATTCATTCTGTCGATTTCCTCAGAGCGTTTTCGGCCTTCGGATTCCTGCCAGGTCTTCCACTCTTCGACGCTGCTGAACTTCGGCTGCACGTTAGCCGGAATGATTTTCTTCAGGCGCTCAAGAACGCTGCCAGTACCGATTACGTTTTTCATCGCTACCCCCTGAAACCCGGTGGAATTTTTTTATCTGGCTGTGAAATGTGGTTCACATCCCGGCCCGCTTTACGGCCACTGGTGCCGAATTTTGGTTTGAACAGACCCTGATACCCGTTGGCAATGCTGGTGTTGATCACGTCTGCCGGATCGTGACCGTCATCCAGGCAGGCTTTAAGCAGGCTGAAAGCTTTTGTCACGGTCAGTTCGGTTTTAATGGCCTTTCCGGACTGCTGGCGATATGCAACCCACTCTTCCCACGCCTTCGAATCCAGCCACTCAGGAACAGGTATGCTCATCGGATCAAACTTCACCTTCCCCCCTGGGGGATTAGAGGGGGTTAGATCTTTTATATCTGTCTTTGGAAGAATGTATTTGGTGTTCCCTGTTTTCGGGGATGCCTTTCCCTGTTTTCGGGGATAACCATCCCCTTTTTCAGGGATGGTTTGAGGGTGATTTTTGCCATCCCCGTTTTCAGGGATGGTTGTCCTCTTTTTCAGGGATATCTTTCCCTGATTTTGGGGATGGTTGTCCCTGTTTTCGGGGATGGATATAACCCATGTGCCAGCTCCGGCAGGCGGGAAATCTACCGGGCACTTCATGCAGTTTGGCTTGGTGTAAGCCCACTTCTCCAGGCTGGTATTTATCCCGATGTATCTGGTTTGCCCGATTCGGCGCAGGATAATGATGTTCCGGTAAGCGAGGCTCAGCACTGCTTCAGAGACATGCTTCACCTTCAGCATCGTTTTGTCTGCGATGAGGCTATTGGCGATACGATCGGACTTCTTCGACCAGCCATAAGTCAGACGAACGATAGCGTTTAGCACCCGGAACTCACGTCCTGATAGTTCAACGATACACAGGGCATCCTGGATCTGATTGGCTAACCGTAGATAGCCATTTTCCAGATCAGCCATGCGGCTCTCCTGTTGCGCCGGAGCTGGCGCAGGAAATTTGTATATTTCAGCGGTGTTTGACATACTGCTCTCCGCAATGACGCTCAGTTTTTGCACCCGAAAGCCGTTGCTGTCTCACCAGCGCGGCTTTCACCATTTTCAGCTCAGTCATATTCCCCCCAGCATCGTTGTAACCATCGCCATCAACGGCCCGGCCAGATCCGGTTCAAGCCGGAACATCGACACAATCCCCTCGCTCATTTCTTTCAGCTTCTGGTGCTTCGGCGCATCCAGCAGCACCGCCCGCTTTGCCTCGGCAACCTCCTTTTCGGCATGCGCCAGGCGCGTCAGTTTGCAGTCACCGCCCACCAGCACACCGCGATGCTCCAGCGGCAGAACGGCCAGGATTGCGGGCGTCAGCTGGCGCACCCGCTCCCGGTATTCTTCGGTGTCAAAACGATTATCAAGACAGCGAAACAGCTTCTGCCTTGCTCGGCTCACGTCAGTGGAAAATTCGATGCCCTGCCCGCCTGAATTGCGCCAGTGATCCACGATGTGCGCGGCGACAACGTCCTGACCGGCAACGGCTGCCCATGCACGAACGGCGTCACGGATATCACCGGGGTTTGGCAAGGTTTCAGTGGGTTGAGCGCGATTTATCATCGCGGTTTGTGTAAACGATGTACTCTGTTGAAAAGTAAGCGTGTGCATGGTTACTCCTGTTGGGGAAGACCATCGGTTGGGTTGGGGTAAAGGTCAGGGCGTAACTCGTGCGGTGTAACTTTCCAGTCAATGGCGCGAGAGACTTTGACTACCAGTTCCCCAGGAACCTTATTTTTGAACCATCCGTTAACGGTTTGGGCTCTACGACCTAAGCGGCGACCTAACTCAGCCTGACTGCATACAGATAAGAGCTTTCGTTGAATGCGTAACTTCATGGTGATTCTCTGGTTGTTGAATATGGCGGTATAAAAGCAAATTAAATCGATAGTGTCAAATTATATCGATAATCATAACCTACAGAAAAAATCTGTATAATCGCTTTCATGTCAACAGGACTTCTTGTTGAATTGACTTATGGATGGACAGGCAATGAACTTTGGAAAACGTCTACAGCAGGCTATTAGCGAACTTGGAATTTCTCAGGCTGAGCTTGGTCGCCGCGTCGGTGCCAAAGCTCAGTCTGTAAATGGTTGGTGTTCCGCAGGCATATTGCCTAGGGCTGAGATTTTAGAGCAGCTCCCTTCAGCCACTGGTCGTCCGCTATACTGGTTCTTCATGACAGATGAAGACGAGCAAGTTCTTAAGAAAGGTTATTCTTCAATTCCTGAGCTAACTGAAGATCAGAAAAGGTTGCTGATGTTGTATGACATGCTTCTTCCTAATGACCGAGAAAACATGCTTAGGATTTACCAGAACCGAATAGACGAGATGAAAGCCTGGGCTGAAAAACACGTAATCGGAAAGATTTAAAATCTGCTAGACCAGCCCCTCACCATACAACCCGCCATGAGCGGGTTTTTTTACGTATTTAACTTCCCCTCCCTCACATTTAAATCGACACCTACAAATTTAATCATCAATTTAAATTGACATGTATCGATTCAATCGATAATACTAGCCACATCTTAACGCAGTCCCAACCACCAAGGCATGGAGCCCACGCAGTAGCTACCGGCGGCATATGAAGCACCGGGTGAGGTGGAGTTATCAACACGCAGCAGGTTAAAAAACGTTCCGCCAGCCTGGCGATAAGGGCAAAAGAGAGGGAATCATCATGGTTCATCAGCACTACGGCACCCAGACGGTCAACCGCGGCGCAGTTATGCCGGGCATGCTCGTCAAATACAAGGAATCTACCTGGACCGCATCTGCTAACGCACGTGGCCGCCTGTACCTTCAACGCGGCATTGAGCGTACCTACACCAAAGATTTGCTGGTAGAGGTTTATCTCAACGGCATGGGGAATGGACTGAGCCATTAACGGGGGGGTTATGCAAGAGAAAGAATGCGCGTACTGCCGTAAACCGATCGAGCAGGGGAAGGAAGTGAAAAACAAATTGCTCTTGATCCGCGGCGCGCAGCTGGCGCACGAACAACGCGAATACTGTTCTGTACGTTGCGCTTCATACGACCAGATGGCTCACGAAGCGTAACGAAAACCCCGCGCAAGGCGGGATTCACGTCCGGTGCCACCGACCAAAGTTACACCGGAAAACCACTCAAAACCAAAAACACACCCAATGGGCGCTATCTCTGGCCCGGGGATCTTACATCCAAAAATGAGGATCTGACATGGAATTTTTCCATCTGCTTAAAGCCAGTCAGAAGTCTGGCAAGAAAGATGCGGTGATTTGGTTCACTGCGAAAAGTGCAGCGCGCGCAAACCTGCAGCTGGATGTCGCGCTGGAAGACGCCGAAATCGAAACCGGTCGTGGTAAAGATTACGCCAAGCCGATCCGCACCGATTTTCCGGTATTCAATGATTTGCCGGAAGAAGAAGCTATCGACTTTACCTGGTGCGAACGCTATGTACTGAGTGACGACGGGCGCACATGGCAACTGAAGCCTGACGCCGTGTCAGGATCGGCTGTAGAAGGTGCTGCGCCGGAAGTGCCTGCTGAAGCCTCCCCTGCTCCCGCTGATGATTTGCGCCCGCTGGGCCGCCTTCGTCTGCCACAGCGCCTGATTGCGCACCTGCTCAATGATGCAGAGCAGGACCAAATCAGCCTGGCGCAGCACATTGAAATCGGTGCGCTGGAATTCAAAGAAGAAGACAGCCATGTTCAGGGCTTTCTGAAGGCTATCGAAAACACGCCGGACCTCCGGGAGTTGACCGCACATGTCGAATGGAAGCTGGTAAAGGCAGTAAAAAATGTCTTTCCGCTCGATCAGGAACATGAAGCTGGGCTGATTGCCAGTTTCGTAAACGCCTGGGTAAAGGCAGAGGCCAACCAGCGCGGCCAGTTAGTTGAAGACTGGCTCAGCGGCAAACAGCCTGCAACTCAGCCCACCGAAACCGTAACGTCAGGCCCTGAGTCAGGTGACGAAAAGTTCTCTGTTGAGAAGTGGCGCGAAACGCCGCTTACAGAGCTTCATACCGTAGCTGCGCTGCCTTTCCGCCAGCGCCTGCTTGCGCAATTTCTGGCTGAAAAAGAGTTCTCATACCATATCGACAACGATCAGCTGAAAGCCGTGCGGGCGCTTGAATCTGACACGGATAACTCGTTCGTGCAAAACCTGCTGCTGGCCGCTGAGAACGTTGAAGGGCTGAAAGATGTTCGTGAATACGACCTCTGGAAGCTGACTGACGCAGTGAAAGAGGTGTTTCCTGCTGACAAAAAGGCACCGGATTTAGGCCTGGTTCTCCAGTTCATAAAAGCGTGGAGCGCAACCAGCTATGTGGATCGCGGCCTGCTGGTCAAAGAATGGGTGAAAGGTTGCCGTGTGGCGCTGATTCAGCGCACCGACGTCAAAACCTGCGCCGGGGGCGGTAATAAGACCGATCGCAATCCGACTCTTACCCACACGCTGGACACTCTGGACATTGAAATTGCGCTGGCCACCCTACCTATGGACTTCAACATCCATGATATCCCCGGGGGTGTTTTCCGCCGTGCAAAAGAGATCGTCAGTAAGAAAGAGAGCCCGTTCAAAGAGTGGTCAGCCGCCCTGCGCATACGCGCTGGCATCCTGGATTATTCCCGTGCCGCGATTTTCGCACTTATTCGCGGTGCAGAAGAAAACGTTCACAGCTTCCCGGAATTGCTGAGCCGTTACATCAACAAGAACCTGACTGAAAGCGACCATGAGCACCCAACTGAAGAAACCCTGGCGGCCGCCGGTCACGTGCCAGAAAAGAGCTGGGAAAACGAGGTAAAGGTGCAGGTCGCAGCAGAGCAGAAGGCTGCAGCCGAACAGCCCAAAATCGCCAGCATGGGCAACGGCGTGTTCTCCATTGATGGCCTGATGGATACCCCCTCAAATGAAGTCGCAAAACCAGAAAATGCGGAGAGTATCAGCAATGTGCAGATGGAAACGGATCACGGTGATGAAGCCGAAAATGGCGATGGGGTTCCGGAAGGCGAAGCGGCAGTACTGCCAGATGAAAGCGCTCATGCAGCTGTTGAAGAAACAGTTCCCCTGACCACGGCTGAAATTCTTGCCGCTGCAGCGCCGACCCTGGCGCACCAGGGAAATGCTGATGTAAACCAGAATGCCAATTCTGTAAGCCAAAACAGCGATTCTGTAAACCATAACGAGCCAGAACCGGCCCAAAACGAACCAGAAATGCAGCAGGACGAACCAGCTGCCGAATACCCGGCATACTTCGAACCGGGCCGCTATGAGGGTCTGCCGAATAACGTCTATCACGCCGCGAATGGCATCAGTTCCACCATGGTGAAGGACGCTCGCGTCAGCCTGATGTATTTCAACGCACGGCACGTCGCCAGGACCATTCCGCGCGAAGGTTCCAAAGTGCTGGATATGGGTAACCTGGTGCATGCGCTGGCGCTGCAACCGGAAAACCTTGATGAAGAGTTCAGCGTAGAGCCAGTGATCCCTGAGGGGGCATTCACCACCGCTGCTACCCTGCGCGCCTTTATCGATGAGCATAACGACAGCCTGCCGGCGCAGTTGAGCGCTGACGATATCAAAGCGCTTCTGGAAGCACATAACGCCACCCTGCCCGCGCCGTTGCCGCAGGGCGCATCAGTTGATGAATCCTACTCAGCTTATGAGCAGTTGCCAGAGGAATTCCAGCGTATTGAGAACGGCACAAAGCATACCGCCACGGCTATGAAGGCTTGTATCAAGGAGTACAACGCCACCCTGCCCGCGCCGGTGAAAACCAGCGGTAGCCGTGATGCGCTCCTCGAGCAGTTGGCGATCATCAACCCTGACCTTGTGGCGCAGGAAGCGCAGAAGCCGGCACCGCTGAAAGTGTCCGGCACCAAAGCGGAAATGATCCAGGCGGTGAAATCCGTTAAGACGAATGCGGTATTCGCTGACGAACTGCTGGATGCATGGCGTGAGAACCCGGGCGACAAGATTCTGGTTACCCAGCAGCAGATGCAAACGGCGTTGGCCATTCAGAAAGCACTGCACGAGCACCCGACAGCCGGCAAGCTGCTGCTGCACCCTGATCGCGCTGTTGAGACGAGCTATTTCGGTATTGATGAAGAAACCGGGCTGGAAATTCGCGTGCGCCCGGATCTGGAAATCGACATCGACGCCGTTCGCATCGGGGCCGACCTGAAAACAATCAGCATGTGGAACGTGAAGCAGTCCGGCCTGCGCTCTCGCCTGCACCGGGAAATCATTGACCGCGATTATCACCTCAGTGCGGCCATGTACATGAATACCGCGGCGCTGGACCAGTTCTTCTGGATTTTCGTCAACAAAGACGAGGGTTATCACTGGATCGCCATCGTCGAGGCCAGCGAAAAGCTGATTGAACTGGGCATGCTCGAGTATCGCCAGACCATGAACCGCATCGCTAACGCTTTCGACACTGGCGAGTGGCCAGCGCCGATCCCAGAAGACTACACAGACGAACTGAACGACTTCGACCTGCGCCGCCTTGAAGCGCTGCGCCTGGCTTAATGGAGAGAATGACCATGCAAAACACCAATATTATCGCCGCAGAGCAGGCTCCAAACACCATCTCTGCCAGCAACGCTGTATTCAACGTGCAGGCGCTCGGCCAGCTGACCGCTTTTGCCGAACTGATGGCGAAGTCCGCCGTGACCGTACCAAAGCACCTGGCAGGGAAACCTTCCGACTGTATGGCGATCGTCATGCAGGCCATGCAGTGGGGTATGAACCCTTACGCGGTGGCGCAGAAAACTCACCTGGTTAATGGGGTGTTGGGTTACGAAGCGCAGCTGGTGAACGCAGTTATCTCCAGCTCAAGCGCCATTGTGGGTCGCTTCCATTACAAATACGGCGGTGACTGGGAAAAAATCGCCGGTAAGAAAGATTCTCGCGATGAAGCTGGTCTGTTTGTCCGGGTTGGCGCTGTCCTGCGCGGCGAGACGGATATCACATGGGGTGAGAACATCTACCTGGCTGACATCACCACCCGGAACTCTCCACTGTGGAAAACGGCACCCAAGCAGCAGATCGCTTACCTCGCGGTGAAGTACTGGGCGCGCCTGTACTGCCCTGAGGTCATCCTTGGCGTCTACAGCCCGGATGAGGTTGAACCACGCACCGAGAAGGAAATTAACCCGGCACCCGCACAGCGCGTGAGCTTGGCTGACATCAAAGGTGACAGTGTAACAACCACGCACAGCGCGCAGGAGTCCGCTGCCAACATCGATGCTATGGCCGATGATTTCCGGGATCGCATTGAGGCTGCTCAGGACGTAGATAACGCCAAAGCAGTTCGGGCTGACATCGAAAGCGCCAAGAACACGCTGGGCTCAGCCCTGTTCACTGAGCTCAAGAACAAAGCTGTGAAGCGTTATTACCTGGTAGATGCGCGCAACAAGGTTGAAGCGGCAATTAATTCCCTCCCTCAGCCTGACGAACCGGATGCAGTGGACCTGTTCGCCAAAGCAGAACAGACACTGGCGGCAGCGAAACGTCATCTGGGCGACGAGCTGCACGATCAGTTCGCCATCACCCTGGCGGATATGAAGCCAGAGTACGTGGCCTAAGGGAGGCGGGAGGGTTCGCCCTCCCGGTAACGAGATGAGCAAATTCACAAAAGAGCAGTTGGTTGAATACGTAAAGGGATGTATCGAGCACGCCGAGCGGTTTCCGGGAGTCGAAATAGCCGACAAAGAAAAGGCCATATTTGAAGTCGCGCTGGCAGCACTGACCGCTCCGACTGAACCGGTCTATCAATACCGCATCAGGAACGGATACAACGGTCAGGTAACGGAGTGGCAAACCATTCGCCGTGACCAGGTTGATTTTGTTTTGAAAGCCCAGCCGCTTAATGCTGAGTTTCAAATTATCGCCCCGTCAGCGCCGGAAGTGCCAAAAGAATGCCCGTCAGAAATTCGTGATCTGATGGCATCACATTCTGATGCCCTTTTTGATGACGACGACGCACGGGAGATTTGGAACGCCTGCCGCGCCGCCATGCTCCACGGCACAAAAAAGGTGGTGAAGCATGAAACTGATTAACCGCAGCACACAGTCACCGCTGGCGCGTCAGGCCTGCGAAATCGCTCTTGCAGCCCATCAGGAGCGCTACGGCAATTACGGGCGCAGCCGGATGAAAGAGACGTACACGGTACGGGTGGAAGGAGTCAAGGTCTGGGTGGAAGTGGTGAACCGCAAGGCGAGCTACGTGGCCACGGCGATGACCGGCATGCGCCGCCTGCGATCGTTACCCGGGCAAATCGCCTGATATTGAAATATCACAAACACTTTTCCGGCATCTTTATACTGATGCCGGTTACCTGAGGTGAAAGATGGCACAGGTGATTTTTACTGAAGAGTGGGTTGTAGCAGAGAGGCTGACGGCAAAGACCGGTCTGGATAATCGCCAGATTGAACAGTACCGCCAGGGGTGCTGGATTGAGGGGATTCATTTTAAACGGCATTCCCCTACCGGCATTAAGACATCTCGCGGGATAACCTGGTACAACTACCCAAAGATTAACCAGCTAATACAGGATGCATAAATGACAGACTTACCACCAGGCGTGGAGCTTCGCGGTCAAAGCATCCGCATCTGGTTCATGTATAAAGGTAAGCGCTGCCGGGAATTGCTCAGGGGGTGGATCCCCACCCCTTCTAATATAAAGAAAGCAGGCCAGTTAAGGACGGTCATCGTCAGCGAAATTTCGCTGGGAGAGTTTGATTATCGCACCCGTTTTCCCGAGTCAAAGCAGGCAGAATCTACCCCCGGCACCGTTCAAATCCGCTTATTCGGTGAACTCGTCGATACCTGGTTAACTAACCGTAAAATCGAGCTAAGCGCCAATACCCTGCGCAAAACGGCATCGCAGCTGAAAACCATCGTGGCCGTAGTCGGCGCTGACACTCTCATTCGCGAGATAAAGCACAATGACGTACTGCGCTATCGAACGGAGTTGCTTGAAGGACAGACAATGTATGCCGTGCATATTCGCTCCAATAAAATCGGTCGCAGTGTAAGAACCGTCGATAATTATATCTCCCTGCTCTGCTCACTTTTGAGATTCGCTCACCGGTCAGGATTCACCACAGAAAAGGCATATTCGGGCATAAAAAAACTACAGAAGAGCAGACCTAAACCCGACCCTCTGACCCGGGCCGAGTTCGATCAACTGATGGCAGCCAACCATGGGCAAAAAGGAAATATGTGGCAGTTCGCCATCTATTCCGGTCTGAGGCATGGTGAGCTGGCCGCGCTTGCCTGGGAAGATGTCGATCTGGCGAACGGTACCGTGCATGTCCGGCGAAACCTGAATGCACTGGGAATGTTCGTCCCGCCCAAAACAGATGCAGGGATACGGACAGTGACTTTACTTACGCCTGCAATCGAAGCTCTTAAAGCGCAGAGTGCTCTGACTGGGCTGTTCCCCAAAACGGAGATTACCTATCACCACCGCGAATATGGGTTAACCGAACAGCAGAAGGTACATTTTGTTTTCATGCCCAGAGTGAGGAAAGGTGCCCAGAAACCGTACTACTCTCTGAGCAGTATTGGCGCTCGCTGGGACTCTGCTGTAAAACGTGCTGGTATTCGTCGCCGCAATCCGTACCATACACGGCACACTTTCGCGTGCTGGTTATTATCAGCAGGCGCTAACCCGTCTTTTATTGCCAGTCAGATGGGGCACGAAAATGCGCAGATGGTGTATGAAATCTATGCTAAATGGATTGAAGAGATGAACAGCGATCAGGTGGCGATGCTGAACTCGAAGCTGGCGCTTTAA